CATTTTTATTTGTCCCTTTGCTTTCTTTCAATCTTCAAATGTTTCGTTATTGTCTCTTAAAATTTCTTTTAAGTCTCTATAGCATTGAATAACTAAATAAATTATTCCAACAAATAAAAATATATTTAATATCATAACTTTTATTTTTTAAGTGAGTAGGGAAATATTTCCCTACTCTGATTTGTTTTTACTTCAAAGATTTTTTCACTATTTCAAGCCCTTTTATTAATATCGCTTTCTTTTCTTCTTTAGTGTTTTCGCTTGCAATCGAAGAAAAAGAAAAATCATTTAAAACATAGACTTGTTTATAAAAGTCTATAAAACCATCAATTATCTTTTTATCTGCATTATTTGCAATCGTTGAAAGAAAATTGAAAGTTACGTTTCTGAACTTTTTTCGTAACGATTTGATTTGCTTTTCGTTTGCACCCTTAAAAAGTTCTTTTTTATAGATTTCTGTTTTTGTTCCTAAAGCTGTTTTAAAAAGTCCTTGATTTTTTTCTTTTACAGACTTTAAAACGTCTAAAGCAATTAAACTATTTGCTTTACTGTTTGCTACTGCTTTTTCTACATTCACGTTGTTAATTTGATTTTTCATAATAAAATGCTTGAAAGTTTTATTATTAATTATTTTTATTACCTTTTCAAATAGACCCTCAAGACTTTTTAAACTATTCTAATAAGGTAGTATTTGTTTCATTTCTGTATTGCAAAGATAAGAACTATTTTTTAATCTACAAAATTTTTAGAGAATTATTTTCTTAAAAAGTTTTAATTAAAAATTCATTCAAATATCGCTTTGTTTTTCTCACATTGCAAAGATACGAACTTTATTTTAATCTACAAACATTTTCAAGAAAAATTTTTGAGAAAATGAATAATTTTATTTTCAAAATTATTTTTGTGAAAAATCCATAAAATGAAAAATATTGTGCACTTAATATTTGCACTTAATTTTGGGGGTTCACAAGGGTAATCTTCACACGCCTTGTAGTGGGCATATATGATATGTATATGGATATTCCTATATGGCTTATGCCTGTCCTCTAGGAAGTGTATTATATACCTGTATATTGATAAGGCCATTAATGGACTAAGGTGATAAAGAATTAAGGCCGATTAGCTATATCCCTATTATTGCCCTCTATAAACCCATTAGGTCCTAATTCAATAAGGCCATATAGGGATTATGGTAAGCCTATAGAGATTAGGATAGCCTATAAGGGCTTACTAAGTTAGCGTAAGTAAAAACCCAGGTACCTAAGTTAGGCTCTGGGTTAAGTAATTAATCGAAGTATACCTGAAAGGTTATATGCTCGATGTTGAAGGTAAAATCAGGGTCAATTTCCTCTGGGTCAGGGATTTCGGATGAGAATTCCATAAGGCAATCATCTGTGTTAAGGTAGATGGATATTTCCTTAGCTTTCGATTGCATTAGTTCTGGCAATATCAAATCGAATTGTGAAAGTGAATTGGCAATGTAAGATGCCCATGGATAATCCCCAGCGTAATTTACTAAGGTAAGAATGATGAGATTTGAAATCTGATTGATTGTTTTCATACGTCTATATTTAATTAGTTATTATTACAATGCAAATATAAATATAATATATTATATATGCAATAACCTCAATTGCCTTGTGAGGTCCTTAATAGCCTTGAATGGAGATTGCCTTTATCCCTCTAAAATCCCCAGAGGCCATTAATGGAGATTGCCATTTACCTTCCCTACCTATAACCTATATTATATAATAACTAATGGCTCTAGGCAATCTAGGTACCCCTAAATCACAAAATTGTCCTAGAATACAAAAATTAATGCTAATATAAATACTAAGCAAATAAATTACATAGTTACTAGGAATATTACCTAAATATGCCCCATGAAGGCCTTAAATCCTATAAACCATTTAGCCCTAAAACCTAATAATTTAATTGCCTTGATCACAAATCACCTAACCCAATACTTATTATATAATACATAATATAATAACTTGGTGAAGGTAATCAAGGTAAATTGTGATGGCCATTAATCGACAATGTACTAAAGCTATACTACCTACATACATAGAAGCTACATAACATATCTGTATTATATAATCCCCTACCTTCGAATTACCTTGAATGCAATCTATAATATAATACATATAAAGGGTACTCAAGGCAATCGGATTTAGGGGCCATTAATGGTCGGATTTATTTGCCTTTTTAGGCCTTTTTGAGTTTGCCTTTAAAGTGTGTAGTAGAGCTATATGGTATAGTGGCTATAGTGTAGTTGAGTGGTTTTGTATAGTAGAGGGGATTATCACTTGCCTTGTTTGCCTAAATCCCCAAAACCCCCGGCGAGGTACCTTGATATATGTATTGGGTATTATTATAATAGTAGATGGTATATTAGTTATAGAGGGGATAGGTATTATATTATGTACCTTAATTAGGTATCATAGTTAGTGTTAGTATGATTTTGTTTTATTTTTGTGTTGGGTGGGGTGGGAGGTACCCGGTATTTATTCGAGGTACCTTGTGGGTATTTATTCGATTAGGTATACCTGTATGAAGGCATATACTAAGAGGATTATGATTAAATGTAGATCTTTGTTAGGTGGGCTTCTTCATTTAGGATTAGGAGCCAGGTTGTTACGATGAGTGGGATTATTATTATATGTACCTTGATATAATCCTATATGTGTGGGATACCAGGATGGTGTATAGGGTTAGGATTATTAGCTGTGAGATTATATACCTTATTTTGTTTGTTGGGTGGGTGTGCTTGTGGGCTTGGTATATTTTCTCATTGCGTATGAGGATTAGGATGGTGACTACGGATAGGATTATTCGGATTATGTGATAGAGGATGTTCATGGTAGTGATATTATATCGATTATGGTTATATCTGTTAGGTTTACTTTAAGGATCTCTCTTAGCTTTAGCCTTATGTAGGTACTATGTTTATCCCAGGGGTTTACTGTTATTGTTGGTTTCATGATGTTAATTGAGTTGAGGGTTAAACATTTGTTTTGGTTGGCTTAATAGGCAGCAATGAGGATAACCTGCTTCATCGAGGATTCCCAGTATAAGATATCGATTGGTATCTCTGGGAATTTCGAAATAGAAAGCTGGTTTCATGTCGCCATCTATGAATGTAAAAACTATCTGAGTGTTTTCTAGTAACCCATTTAGTTGTACATGAGAAAGGTAGTTATAAATAGCTTCCCTTTGATTTCTTGGGTTTTTATCCCATGAGATGAGCATATCGTCATACCAATTTGGATTATCGCATAGCTTTTTAAGTTGTTGTTGAATATACGGTGTCATGATTTGAAGTAATAATATAAGTCCTCGATTAGTTTATCCTGTTCTTCCCATATAGTATCTGATACTACGTATTCTGATACGAAATAGTTATAGAAAGGCCCAAATAGTATTTTTAATACTATGTCCTTGAGTTCGATATTGAGTTGTTCCTCTTCTTCGGTAGAACTGGGTTTGATTGCCTGAAGTTCTGCCTTATAGGATGCCGTAACGGCATCCTTTAGGGTTTGAATATATTCTGGGTTAGTTTCCTTGAGAATACTTAATTGTGATTTGAGTTCTTTACTTATCATAGGGCTTAGCGATTACGGATATGAATCCCTGTGGATATTGAGTATAGAATATTTGATAGTTCCTTGTGGGCAAGAAGACTTGCATTATGTTTGCAAGTAATGGGTAGATTCTCCATTGGTTTTCCTCTAGAAAGTTATTCCAGTCATCGAATTCTTCTGGATAATTACCTGATAGTTGGATATGATACTGTTCTTGGTCAGCAATAAATAAATTAGTTACTACCTGGATTTCGTCTGATTCCTTTTTATATTGGGTAATTGGGTACCAAATTCCTTCGGTTTTCCATTTATTGAGTTGGAACAAGGACATGCCCTGTTCCAGTACGTTGAGTAATTTATATAAGTTTACCATAGTGATTATTTATTTAGTTGGTTAAATAATTCTGATACTCCAAGTTGTTGGAAGATTTCTGTTTCCCTGTGGTCTGATTCCCATTTTTCGATAGCATTATAAATGCTGGTATATTGGGATATCATGTCCTCATCTTGTTCATCGTCTTGGATAAATTCCCGGAGATGTTTTTTGAGTCCGGTTATGATATAATCCTGATGTTCTGGGGTTAATTGAAGGATTCCGAATAAGATAGCCTCTACCTGTGAGGGTGAATAATCATAATATTGGTCGTCGGCACCCTTTGTTAAGTCCATGTGAGAAATAATGTTTTCCCTTAAGTTTTCGAAGAGAACTTCCTCTGAAGCATATGTGATGATATATCCTGAGATATAATCAGCAAAAGGTTCATCCTCTAAGTCGATTGAGTAAACCTGGATATTGGTATCTTCCTTGTTAATGAGAAGACCATCTGAGTAATCATAAGTATAGATGGGATGAAAAGCAAGCAGTTCCCGGATGGCCTCTAAATTTTTTAATTCTTTCATAACGTGTCTATATTAAAATTATTTGAGAAATAGTTCTCATTGCAAATATACAAAATTATTTCTAAACTTGTTTTTATAACTACTTTTATTTTTATAAATAGGGAGGTTCTGGGAGGTGTTTTGAGTGCCTCCCAGAGGGTTTTGTTAATATTGCCCTGTCATAGTAATGATAATGAAAAGGGATTCATCATTGAAATGTACCTGGATAGTATTTCCATATGAGTTTGACATGTAATGATGATTAGAGTTAAGTTCTTTTAATGGGTGATGTTCATCCCAATGAGAGTTAATGAATTCTATCACGTATTGTTCAAAAGCATCGGATTCTCTGGAGTAGGTTTCTGCCTTTTCGTCATCGTCTATAGGATACTCCCGGAATTGGAGATTGAGAGTTCCCATGTATGATTCATCCGGATTTGAGATTTCGTTAACTGATTGAGCAGTGTAATTAAAAGCATCAAGAGTTCCATCAAAGTAACCCATAATGTGATTTGAGATTTCGTTAATAGTTGTCATAAGAAATTAGTTTTGTGACCCTGTTCGAGGTCGGTTAATAATTATATTTATTTTTCTCATTGCAAATATACAAAATTATTTCTAAACTTGTTTTTATAACTACTTTTATTTTTATAAATAGGGAGGTTCTGGGAGGTGTTTTGAGTGCCTCCCAGAGGATATATTAACTGGTTAGGGATTAGTATAATTCATCGGCCAGCATTGGTTCCTTGGGCTTATTTAATTTCTCTTTAGAACGTCTTATAGCCCAATTCTCGTAGGGTTTGTAACTGAAGGTACGTGTTGTTTCATCGTATGCAGCATATACCATTTGTTTACGGGATATTCTCCTTCCGTAAGTTTTCTTAAGATTAGCAAACCAATCTAGATACTCCTGTAAAGAGTTAAAGATTTCTTTGTTCCCGTCTAAATCATTTTTAGGACGGGTTTTCCATGTTGCTTCTATATAGCATTGGTGTAGGGTAATTGAAATAAAGTATCTGCACCAGCTACCACCAAAGATAGGTCCCGTGGAGAATTCTATCTCCCGAGCAACTAATGGACTAACGTTATATTTTGTCATGAGATTGAGAAATTAAGTTGGAAAATCCAGTGGTTTCTATTGAGTTGATTGAATGATATGAACCTCCCATCGTTATCGGTAAATTCATTCATGAATTGAATTGCAGCATCTGCCAGTTGACCCTTATAGGGATTGGTATCTGCAGTTATCATTGATTCGAATGTAAATGTATAATAGGTAGTCTCATAGATTTGGATTTGGTTGATATCCAAGCAATTGAGTTTGTAATCCTCTTCCAGTTGAATGAGAAGTCCCATTAGAGGATTTAAGAGATGACCCTTTTCATCGGAGTCAAGTTCAAATGTAGATTTCTTTTCTAAGAAATTGCGAACTACCTTAGTTAGTTCGTCTACCTGATTGTAAGTTACTGAGTTCGTTTTCATATTTTTGTCTATTATTACAATGCAAATATAAGCATTTTTATTTTTATAGAAAAATATATCTATTTTATTTTTAGGGAGGCTGAGGATGTGTATACGCTAAGAAAGGCCGTGGATTAGACGGCCTTTCAATTATTAAGGTAATTGGGGAGTTAGCAAGTATAAAGCCTCTTTTATAATTGAACTCTCCATAGGTTTTAAAGAGGGTTCCTTGTCCATTAGTCCACCTTTCTTCTTTTCGTTTTCAAATACTTCATGTATGGCTTGCTTTAGTTTAGTAGCTAATACCCCTGATAACTCCTGAGATTTAATAGAGATAAGTAATCCTTTTCGTATTTCCTCAATATCCTGGTCATTCTTAGTAATGGGTTTTGCTTCTATGAATTCTTGTATACCCGAAGAATATTCATCTAACCGTTCATATCCCAAATGTTGTAGGTCATTAATGAAGATACTGAATTCATCGTAAGTAAGTCTAGTATCAAAACCTACTCCATGATATAGTTGTACTAAAGGAGTAAGGATTCTTCTTAGTGTATTGAAATCCTTTAGATGGTCTAATTCTATCTCTGACCTAATTGGTACTTTATATACCTTTTCACCCTTCAGTACCACTAGCAGAACCATTAGTCTTGGTGGTAGTCTTTTCTCGTTCATAAGCAAGTTTTTGTATTATAAGTTGTACATAGGTATTCCTTTCCTTATAGATGAACATTACCGAGAGAAGTATCTCATGTTTCGGTAATATCATCTGTATGAAATTGCCTGGAGCAATCACTGTAGCTACTACTGGAGAATCTTCCTGAGAGAAATTCTCCAGTATCATTTCTGCCCTTTTAATTGGTTCTGGCTTTGTTGGGTCCAAAGTTAGGACTGGAGCAGTTATACATTCCTTGATGCCCTGTGTTAAGGCATTATATAACCATTCATCTTTTATATCCTCTACTTGGAGGTTTTTCATTGTAATCATATCCTAAACCTATTTAGAGTCCATACACCCAGGATATTAGAGAATATCCATAGTTCCCAGTTTTTGTAAAAGTTATAGGGTTTACTGAACTGGGATGTTTGAAATATTATCTGATTTGGTGTTCTAGATAACATTTCTGCATGGCAAGTTAATACTCCAGAGGATAATTGAACTTTAAAAGCTTTAATTACATCCTCATCATTTTTAGTCTCTACTGAGGTAAGTAATTTAATAAATTCTACCCCTACACCTTCCGACATTTTAACCTTTCGGAAAGCAAATTTCTCTTTATTCTCCATTTTGTTGATATTTAGATAAGAACTCTTGAGCTAGTTCATCTTGAGTTCTTTCGATTATGTTCTTTACTATTGTTTTATTTTCTACTCTAGCCCACATATATAGCATGCCCAATTGAGCATCCATATAGCCATCTATAAGAGATGGGTCCTTTCTAAATACATCCCATTGTTTTACGAAATTTGTTCGAACCAAATCCCTATAACCCTGGTCTGATATATCTTCTTGGTCTATATAAGCAGATACCCTTTTCTTGACTTCTAAAAGGATTTTCTCTAAGCTTTCGGGTAATCTGAAATTTTCTGGTAAGTTATGATATACCAAAGCATTAGGTATCAATTCCTCAAAGGTAAACTGATTATCGAATAGTTTCTTTGGGTATCTACCTGAAAATATCAATGGTAGCTTATACCTTAGCAACGATGGTACTACGTCATATATAGCATAATGTTTCCGATATTCCTGATAGACATCGAAATATAGATTCTCATCGAATATACCAGATTTCCTCATTATTGCCTGTAAAGTATTATAAACAGCATGGATATGAGTATTACTCAATTTGAATATTAAGTTGCCATTTTTAAGGGCAATGAGTTCACTACAGCATCTCTTTCGTTTAAATAAGTTCATGTGATTAAAATGTAAAGTCAATGTATATTTTCCTTGTTCCCTTGAGAAATTTTTCGTGATTTGAGTCATCATACTTATGGCAAGCATAAGTCTTAGATGATTTATCATAATGGTCTCTTACCCATACTGGAGCAGTATCAGTTGGTTTTAATTTAAAGTATGTACCCTGATTAACCTTGTTAACCTGAGTCTCTTTGTAAGATGTCTTTGGTAGTTCCATATTTTTGTCTATTTTTAAAATGATATGCAAATATAATTCTTTCTTTTTAAATATGCAATATCCGGATATAACTATGGGAGCTTACTATTTCGGAGGAATTGAGATGCAAATGAGCCATCCTCTTTTTCTTCTTCCTCAAAGTCTTCATATTGGTATAACTCTGGGTCTTCTTCGTCTGGGTCTATACGCATTTTGATTTCTCTACGTAGTTCATGATGTTCTTTAGAGAATGAAGACATAGCTCCCTTATAATCATCAGTAATTTGCATTAACTCTGCTTTATTAAGGTTAAGACCCTCTTTACTTGTATCTACTCCTTCTTGTTTAGTAGCAACTACTTCGGGTAATGACTTAATGTCATATCTGTCTTCCAATAGTTTAGCCTCTTCTGGTTTATCCAATACCCTTTGTGATTCCAATACGATTTGACGGGCTTCCTCAATAGAAATAGAGTTCTGTTGAGCAATATTATTCTGTTGATTAAATTGAGCAAAGATATTTGTAGTACTTCCTCCAGTAAGATTACGTACTATTGATTGCAGAGATGTAGAGGATTCAAGCTTTAATTTAAGGGCCTTTCCCAGCTCGGCAGATATAAACGGTACGTATTTCCCTCCCTGAGATTCTCTTAGGATATTAACCTGATGGGCTATTTCCATACGGTCTTCTAATGCCCATGCTAGTTGTTCTCCCATTAACGCTTGAAGTAAATCTTCTGCTTTTTCTTTATCCCATATTCTAGAGCTTAATAGCCTATCTCTCATAAATACCCGTATGTAGTTAATATCTATACCCATACGGTATGAGAATGTATTGATATCATAGGTGATACCACATAATACTCCATTACCCATCAGCCATTGATTAATAATGTAGTTGTGTATCTTTATCAGAAGTTCATCATTTGGGTTCTTCTGATATTCTAATGCCATTGCAGTAGTCCCCATAGGTCTTGGGAATCTTACCATTTTATTTTCCTTTTCTGACATACAAATGAGATTTTCTGATATCGGAACTTTCATCATAACCTACATACTCTAAATCGAACCTTACATACAGATTCAAAGATAGGTTATAGAAATATCCCTTATATTTTTTCTTACTTACTGATAAATTAAAAGGTTCACCAGAGATTAGGTCCCTGGTGAATACTAAATTACCTTTCCCAGTGATGGGGATATTAAGGCAAAGCTTATAATCCCCTACCTTAAATTTATTCCCATGCAGGTCTGTGATTTCCCTTGCCATAGTTTGCCTTTTTATGGTTCGTAGGTTTTTTGTCTTGTTTACTACGGTTATTGGTTATCCCCTTTTGCTCTTCGATTAATTTCTGAACCTTTGGGAATAACCTTTGCCTTAAAGGAACTACCTGAGTAGCGAAAAAGGCATTCCATAATTTCTGGGTTAATGGTTCTCCTATTTTAAGTTCTGAGATTGCCCAGAATTTAGTTTCGAAATTCTTAACTATTTCCCTAAATCGGTAGTAGTATATATTGCCAGTCTTTTTATCTATCCCAATTGTGGTAGTTTGGCAATAATCTAGAAATTCTTTACCTAATTCGGATATAAACTCTTCCCTTTTAAAGTCATAATTCTCTTGGTCGAGTTTAAATAATTTTACGTAATCGATTGCTTCCATATAGATTTAGTTTGTGATTATTAAACGAGGTATACTTTCATCTGTAATCTGAAATAAATACCCTCTTACATCATCCTCATAATAAGAGGACCAATATGTTCTTCTAACTCGGAAATTATCAAGGATTGCCCCTTTGGGTACCCCAGTAATAAATAAGCAATGCTTAGGCATCATTGGAGTAATCTCAAATTTCCCATCCTTGAAATTACCATAGGTACCGTAGTCGGGCATATTACCCGTAAATCCAGTATTCTGTAATATGTCTTGAACCAGAGTAGTTTGGGGTATTTCCTTTTGGTTACATTCTATGGTTAACTTCGATTTGCCTATATATAGGTCTTTAACTATTTCTCTAAACATTTGTATACGATTATATGGGTAATACCATTTTTCTTGAAGTAAAGGTTATTCTGTGAACGTTCCTCTAACTTCTTTAATTCTCTTCGAGATTCAGTACAAATTCTATCAGATTTCCTTAATATATCTGATACATTATCCCAGATGGGTGCCATTGGTTCTACTGGCCCTGCATAGATAACCTTATGTTTAGTTTCTATTTGGGGATATTTAGATTTATACTGATATTTGCCTTTGCAGTAAAGTACGTTATACTTTTCGGGTTCGTTTCTTTTTTCGTTTTCCATTTTTGTTAGGATTAATGTAATCGGATATTTCATCAAGTTGCCCTAAAAGCAATGCCTGAATGAAAAGGTTTATAGGCCTGAAAAAGAAATTCCTTACGTTACCAGTATTTATATACCAATCGTAAATGATAAAGAACTTCTTAATCTTGGAGTGCTTAAGTGAATGTTGGATTAGATAGGACTTACAACATCGTTTATGTAATTCTACCAATTCTTTGTCCTGCTTAAGCATCTCTTTATCAGAGAAGATAGTGTAATCCATTTTGTATGAATTGAGATGCCCAGGTAATTATCCCGGGCACCTGGTTAATAAAGGTTTATGCAACTTGTTCTGGTTTGAGGACCTTCTTTTTAAAGTCCTCATAGGATTTAGCCGCAGCCTTGAATTCCTTAGAGTTTGTATCTTTGATACGAGCCATTGCAAGTTCCAATCGATGGAGTTCGTTTCGAGTTTGTTGTCTCCATTTCTTCCGAGCAAGAGTATCAACTACATCGGCAGGGTATACGTATTTAACTTCCCGATTAGAAATTACCTGTTCGATGATGGATGGTTTTTGTTGTTCCTTAACTTCCTTGACAACCTGTTCCTTTTTGGAAGTTTTGGTTTTAGGAGAGAGTTCTACCAATTTGGCATTGGCAAAATTAGTGGCAGCTTCTTGAGCATCTTGTACCAATTCCTTTTTAGTCTTTTTGGCCTTAGGAGCAGAAGCCTTAGCAGTCTTAGAATTTTTAATTCCTTCAAGTTGTTCGGCAACCTTAGTTGCAACCAGGTTAGTAACCTTTGATTCATTCTTTTTCATAACGTCTATATTTAAAATGCTAGTAAAATGATTAATTTCTTTTTCTGATACAAATATAAGAACTTTATTTTAAATAGAAAAATTTTATTTGAATTATTTTTCTATTTGCTCGGGTTAATCGGCTAGGAAGTCGAAGATTTCTGGAGGATAGTTAATTTCATCCTCTGGGTCATTTATGTAATCTTCGTAATCCTCGTTATATTTATCGTAAATGTTATCTTGTGATGTATTGGGTACCCTTGTACATCTTTCAGGATATTTCTTTACGAAGTCATAGGCTTCTTGAGTAGTCATTACCTTGTCTGAGGTAAATTCGTAGGTTACATAAGAATAAGTTTCACCCAATCTAGAAACTTCATATTGCTGGTATCCAGATTTCTCAATCTTATAGATTTGATTTTCTGGAATCGTTTCTATTTCTACCCTATATTTATACCATTGCTTCTTCTCTTCTTTTGGTTTAATACCCATGCTATCTTGAAGAGAGATTAACTTGGTTATGGGACTTTCAAAATGAGAAGGAGCAGTGCTCACTTCTACTGGATGAGTTCTATTCTCACCAATAAAGTAAATCACTGCCCCCAAGGTTACCAGGCCCAATATGAATTTAGTTTCTGAGTTCATAACCTGTAGTTTCGAATTTATTTTTAATGTTCTTTGCAAAGTATTTACCTTTTGATTCTGCTTGATGTAAACCGTTGCAGATTTCATAAGGTACATCATCATAGCGATAAACTCGATTACCTTTAAAAGCAACCCAAAGTTGTTTTTTCTTTGAGTCATAACCAAAGCCCTCAATATTAGAGGATTCGCAAGGAATCATTTCGACTCCGGTGTTCATTTCTACTGATTCTAAGTATTCGTTCTTTTCCATGTCTATATTAAAATTTTAAAAGTGTTAGTTCTGGGTGGAATTTGAGATTTGCCCTCTGGAATATTGCCCAAGTACCAAGTACTCCCTGAGAATTAGTATGTACCCATTCATCTTCCATTCTGAACAATATGTGAGAGCATACCAGCATTTGGTATTCACTTAGCATATTTATCAGTTGAGGGGTATTCTCCATTTCTACGTATAATTCAATGTGCTCATCTAGTGCTCGAATTATTTCGTCATCCTCAATCTGAAGGAGTTTTTTGATTAAGTCTTGGGCAATATCATTTCCATTTTTAACGTCATCTTTGATTGAGTTGAGTGATTCAATCTGAATACCAGCAATGAGCTTTACGATGTCTTTTGTTTCCTTGTCCATAATTAAATTTTCTTTATGCAAATATACTAAAATTATTTTATATAAAATACTCTTTTAATAAATACGGAGGTAAGTGTTAGCGGTTCTTGATTTCTTCCATCTTTTCCTTTATGGAGTCTGGGAATATAGCATCGTTTACCCATCTTAGGAAGAATTTAGAAGGCTTCTTTTCGGGACTTAGAAGCAATTGTCTCTGTTCAGTAGAGAACTTAATCCTTTCGGATTCTAACATATACTTGGGAAGTTTAGTGAATTCTGCCTGAGAGAAGGAGATTACGTTTTTACCAACTTGGGCCCTTAATGGTTTCTTCCTTTCCTTATAGAGATAGGGGATAATCTTTTTCGAAGGTCCCCCAAGGATGCTAAAACCAAAGATTACCATTGGGTCAAATTTATCTGCTTTTGGGTCCTTAGCTCGTTTGATACATCTTGCCATCCAAGAGAATGAATTTGGATATTGCTTATTGTCCGTTACTTCTCCAACATCTTTTTTATTGAACTCAAATCCGGGAAAGTGAAATAGAAAGTCCTCAGTAAGGATAAATACAAATCCCAATCCCCTAAGATATTTAATAATATCTTGTTGGCTTTTACCCTCTTCAGTCATTTTTTCTACATCTGCAAGAATATCCTCCCTTGGTGATTCCAATTCCTTAGTTGTAGACCCTGCAGGTCTTCCTCTGCCCACATTAGGTGCCTTAGCAGGCAATGTACCAGATAACCTATCTAAGTATTCTTTGAAGTTATCAATATCTTGTTTATTAGTAAGAGTTACTTCTACTCTTATGGGACCGTTATGCTGTACCTTTGGACCTGAATTCATCTCGGTATAAGCATCTACCAACCTATCGGATAATGGGGTACCATTCTCTGATAGTGTAGTGATTCTAAGTTTTGGTTTATATACTTCTTGTTCCATTTTCGACTTAATTAGAAAATAAAAGGCCTGAACAATTTTTATATTGCCAGGCCTTCTACCATTATTAACGAATACTCAAAAATATGGTAAGTAAAAGTAAAAAGTGCTCTTATTAATCTTCTTCTTTAGCGGCCTTCTTTTTCTTCTTGTCTTTGGCCTTCTTATCTTTCTTATCGGAAGCCGGTTTTTCTTTTACCTTTTCTTCCTTCTTTTTCTTAGTTTCCTTTTCCTCCTTGGGAGCCTTACCTGAAGCAAGTTTTCTTTGCTCCATACGGTATTTTTTCTTCTCAGCCGAAGTCATTTCTCTGCCGTCGATGAGAGGATAATCGTATTTGGTAGCTGTTCTACCGCCATTTCCTTTCTTTTCCTTTTTCTCTTTGGCAGCCTTCTTCTCAGCTTTTTCCTTCTTCTCCTTTTCCTGGAGTTTTACCAATTTCTTGTTGTTCTCTTGGTCAGCTTCAGGATAGGCAGCAGCAACTTTGTCTCTTTCCTTATTGAGCTTGTTTACAAGTTCGGTAACCTTTTTACCATGTTTCTTGTCTTTGGTCCAATCCTTAGTAGGGTCCAACTTGTTCTCTTTAAGGTAAGCATCCAAAGCTTTCTTAGCCTTTGTGAGTTCCGGAGTCTTGGATTCCGATTTACTCTTCTTTTCGTCTTTCTTAGCCATTTTCATTTATATTAGGTGAATAATTGAATTTCCTATTTACATAATACCATAGTTATACCTTCCTAATTTGGGTGGGGATTTCTTTAATTTCTAGGATTTCTAAATTGCATTGTTTTAAAACTGCCTCGAGTTGAAGTATATCTTCTACCTCTTTCTGAGATAAGTCCGTAAAAGTTTGTTCAAAAGTTTCTTTCTGTTCCCCCCTTATAAAATTAAATTGGGCAACAATATAAGTCCCATGAAGTTTTTTATTCAGGTCTCCTTTAAGAGATATGAGTTTTCTTTTCAGATAATTACTCTTCAACCTATGGGATTGGTATTCGCCTTTCTTACCCTTATTAAGAGCTACCTTTTTAAGGTACGAAACATAATCTAATTCTCTGAGAGTTTGATTAATGTTTCCCACTAATAATCTTAAGTCTTTTTCCATTTGGGTCTTTGCATTACTTGGTTAGATACTCCCTGAGTTTCTTCTGATAGCATTTCTCTTGCCTCATTTATTATATTGATGGCAAGTTCCCTTTCATCTGGTCCCAGGTTTAATTCTTTATCTTCTAGTGCATCAGTATAAGTATTTATTAGATTATCCAATGCAAGTATTCGAATATTCTTTCGAATTGCTAATTTCTCTTCTTCCATGGGTATAAAAAATTAAAGCCCACTACCTTCGCAGGCAATGAGCTTTTGGCTGAACAACGTCCTAAGTGTAGATGTTATTCATATGAACTTAAACTCTAAATTTATATAGCAGACATATGGGATAGTAGTTAGTAAGTTAGAGTTTAATCTTCTGATTCTTCCTCTTCTTCTTCCTTAGCCTTTTTGTTTTTCGGAGAACAAATAACGCCATGTCCTTTCTTAGACTTAACGGTAAGAGTTCCCGGAACGAATGAAACTGAAGTTGATACCGGTTTGCCATCCGTAACCAATACAGAAGTAACCACTACACCCTGATATCCTTCTTTGTTCTTTACAGCATAACCAAAGTTCATTACCTTGGATTTGTCGTTAATGGCAATAACGTCGATTTGCTTGCTGTTAGGGCGTTGTTCAGCCGGCCGATTCTTGAGTGCCTCTTGACGAGCTTTACGTTTAGCTTCTTTTTCGGGGTCTTTTTCCTTATCTCCTTTCTTCTTGGAGTCTGATTTCTTTGTTGCCATAATTTTTAATGTTTTATAAGTTAATGGTTATTATAAGTAAACTTCTACGTTTATTAATAGTTGATAGTAAAGGTAGGGAAATTTCCCTACCTTCTTTTAAATCTTGAATACGGTTACCAGATTACTTTTTCCCTTTCTTGCCTTTACCTTTGGCTTCTTTCTTTGCCGGCAGTTTGAGACCGAGTTCTTTGGCAATTGATTTACGGAGTTTTTCGATTTCGTCTTCATCGTAATCGTCTGGGTCAGTTTCAAGGTCTTTGTCGTCGCAGACATCCTCAAGTTCTTCGAAGTCCATTTCGGCAAGTTCTTCACCGGTCAGTTCTTCTTCCTCTTCTTCTTCCTCTTCGGAATCATCATCATCATCATCATCATCATCCTCTTCTTCTTCCTCTTCTTCTTCCTCTTCGGAATCATCATCATCATCATCGTCTGATTCTTCCTCTTCCTCTTCTTCTTCTTCCTCGTCATCGGATTCAGAACCAAAAAGGTCTTCGGCTTCTTCGGCAGAAATCATGATAGGAGCAGGGATAATCTTTACTGAGCCGTCTTCGTACTTAATGATGATTGCACCATTGATTTCTGTTCTGGAAACTTCTTTCAGTTCCACTTCTTTTTTCTTCTTAGCCATTTTCGTAATGTTTAAGTTGGTTAATAATTTATTTATATCACTCTGTTATAAGTTTCTTTACCAGTATGGATTTCTGAGTATACCCAGATTTTAATAATTCCTCCTGAACAATATTGAATTGTTTTATCTCATCTAGAGTTGTCTTTAATTCTAATTGAGATTCAATTGTTATTGCCTGAGAGGCAAGTTCCTTGTCACCTTGATAAGTGACTATCTTAAACTTCTTACCTGCAAATGGGTTTGCTGGTTGATGTGCTGTGATTTTAAAACCTTCGTTATTATTCATTGCTATATTTAATTTTAGTTATCCCAGGAATACCCACCTTCCCAAATACTTCGGTATAGGATTTGTATTTCCCTTTTATCCTTATTTTATAGTTATCGGATAATCGAATTGGGTAGACCCATATTTTATTTTCTATCATCCTATTTGTCATTATATAAGCATAAGACCTTCTAAGTTTAATACTCTCTAATGGAACAAACCCTTGAAATAATAGAGACTTCTTAATAAACCTTTCTTTAGGCAAATACCCTAAAAATTTAAGTGATGCCTCATCGAATATTTCAAGCATATCCCTTTGTGCTTTGATAAATAGTACCTTTTGTATTGGGATGTTCATCTTCTTTCTTAAATATAAAGCCAATGAACTTACCAATGGAGGATACTGCAAGAATAACAGATTAAATTTATTTTTCTCCTCTTGACTCAGCCTGTTGTAAATCCTGTAGGATAGCAAGATTGATTTGTAATCTCTTTTGCCTTGTATACTTGGGAGATATGCCTTGCCGTTGTCCATAGAGTTTGATTGAGTACCTTTCATTGAATTCCTTTTTTCCTTTAGACTTAAAGACTCGGTGCATTTGTACCATAAATCTTCTTCGTCGGTGTTTATCTATGTGATATTCATCGGGCATTATGAACTTCCTTGCTTTTACGAATTTACCCTTAAACCAGAATTTAGTACTACCCTTTTTAAGAAGTTTACCATTCATATCGGATAATTCTCTAATGCCTTGTTTTATAAGTTTCCTCCCAGATATTATATGGATATATTGAAGAACATCTACACCATAAAGATAAACTAAGGTAACCTTTACTTGGTGTCTAGTAAAATATGGTATACCGGTTAGATGTTTCCTATATAATTTCTTTTCAGTAACAATCTTATTGGTAGTATCTGGTCTCCAAGTCCATATATAATATCTATCTGGTCGTATGGGTCCATTGTTACTTTCCTTTAGCTTTACCATTTATATTCCTCTTTGCCATTCTATACCAAAGATTGATAGATTTCTCATTTGCTTCGGGGAATTTCTTTTTCATTCTCCGAATAACTCTATCAAGTTCAAAACCTTTTGCAGTTAATTCGAATACATAAGATTTCTTTGTACCCTTGATAAGATTAAATTCATCCCTCTCTCTTGGTGGTTTCTTTTCTCGAGGTTTCTTTATCCCAGGAACTCGTTTTGTTCTCCTTTGCCCATTTTCCCCCTCTTCTCCGAGAAACCCAAGCCTTAATCGAGAATTTCTTAATGGGTCATCTTTCGAATACCCAATATTTTCTAATTGCTTATCCATCCAATCGTCATATTTATCAATTAACGATTTATCGGGCTTCTCTTCTGATACATTGATATAATGTAATAAGTCAAATACCCCAGCAGAACAAGCATCAGGGAAAGGCATCCCTAATATGATAGCCTTTCTCTTTAAATCCTTATAAGTCATGTTTCTCCCAGAAGCACCAAGGAAATTTGATTTCTCCTTGGATGGAGCTTTCATGTCTTTTCTACTCTTTTTTGCCATATCATTAATATTTTAAGTATTCATTTATTTTCTTTGCAAATATAAGAATAAATAATTTAATCTTATCTTATTTCTCTATTTATTTTTATAAAAATCCGAGGTTTTTGCTCGGTTCGCAGCAGTGGATTTAGGTTTTTTATGCTTTCTCTTGATATGTGTGTTATAAGCCATATCCAATTTCTTAATATTGAATTCTATGTTGTTCACTTGATTATAGTTTACTGCTCTTTCCACACAGCAACGGTACTCTGGCCAGAATTTTTGTCCAAGCTTAACAGATTCGGTTTTAATCATGAACTTAGATACCATAAAACCAAAGGTATCGGCATCATCCCTGGTTTCAAACACATACATATAAAATCTACTAAATTCATCGATTACCTCTTGCAATGGCCTTACTGGCAATAATAAGTAACCATCCGTGTATAGTTCTTCGGATATTAAGGCTACCCAATATTTCTTTTTGCCAGGTTTTACCTTATACCTAAACCTTTCTCTGAGTTTAGTGTGCATCCAATCAGGTACCCTATTTAGTAAATATTTGATGTATATCTTGTCCTTTTTATTCGAACGCCTTTTAAACGCAGAAGGCTGTTGTAGCATTCTTGGTAGTATTCTAAAATTATTCCATCTATCAAATTCAAGAATTAATCTTAGAGTGTCCTTATCCCATTCATCTTCTGATTCCTTCAACCTTTTCATATTCCTCTCGATGTTCTTAGTATTTACCTTCGGGAGTAATTGAGCAGAGTCTCCAGTATATAGACTTGCCTCTTTTCTTTTTAGTCGTTTCTCTAAACATCCTTCCATGTAATCTTGAAAGTTTCTTTCACAAGGACAGTCTGGTCGAAAGATAGAAGTGTGTTTCTCAAAAAAATCCGAGAATAGCCTAAAGAATTTCTCAGACCTTTCTCGGATTTCAAGATACTTGTAATGAGACAACTTTAAAATTTCACCAGCTTCCCATGAAGACTTACTTTCTGATAGTTGAAGGAATAATGATTGTTGTTCTTTATCAATTAAACAACTCCAGGCTTTTTGTTGAGCTTCGTTCATAATATTAAATTCTCCTATATCTCATTATACTATCAATTGCTTCATTGGTTATCTGATTAGGGTCATATTCCCCATAATTAGCATAAAGCTTATCTGGGTCATGATTTAAATATACACTATAGATAACGTTGTCAAAAGGTAACCATACTTCCATTCTTCCCATTTCAGGGTATATAAGAACTTTTACTCTTTTACAAAGATGGTCAACCTCTAATACTGTAGCATCTACTCCCTCATAAGGATAACCTCGTAATACTAAGTAATCTCCAGGCTTTACATTGACTAAATCATCCACTGAAAACTTCTTATTCTCTCTAGCAATACGTTTAAATCGCCTTACTTCTTTTCTACTACAAGTAGCCACTAAAGAAAAATCATCAAATTCTTCGGCATTGTCAATCCTTACCTTTTTCTTTCTTGGGTGCATTGTCTCGGTATTACGTAACCAAGTTCTGATACCAGATATATTCCTACGTAACTTATTAAGAAAAGGCCTTGAGAATGCTAATTTAGTTGGCATTCTCATAAAACCATAATTGAATAATACTGGTACTTCTTCAAATATCATCTTACCCTTTGTGGTTTTTCTTAATACGTTTACCATAGGAATAATTGCCTTGATTTGGTCATACCCCTTTTCTTTGAGTTCTTTATTGATTTTATCACAGTACTTCCTTTCAAGGTAAAATATACAATATGAGTATGGGGTATGCTTCTTCATAGGTTACCGGTTTTTAAGAATTAACTTAGCTTGTTTATGTACTAACTTATAGTTTACATTCTTCAGTATATCACTAGCCATGAATACATAAAGAATCTCATCTATCTTTGGTACATCAATTACCATAATATTGGCTTTATCGAATAGGGGTTTATAGAATACGGAAGATAAATCCTTTCCAACTACAAAGAAAAATTCTTCTGAGGGCATTGAATTATATCTCATACAGAGTATGGGAACTTTATTTGCTCTTTTTGCATCCTTAGAAGCTTGTTCCCAGAATTTCAGTATATCGCATCCCTTATTACCTAAGAGTAGATGTTCAAATTTAATCTCTTTATAATTCTTGCATTCAATAGATATCTTACATCTATGAGCATGCCTTTCATCAGTACAGGTTAAATCAGAAGTGGAGTCCTTGTTTGAATGCCAAGCTCCACTCCCGGCTCTGTTTCTTTCAAATTTGTACCCGGTCCATTTCGTAAACCAAGCCCCTATCTTTCTTTCGAATCTTGAACCCTTATTTTTGCTGTTTATTGACATAACAAAACTTATCTTTATACTTAATAAGACCCTTACCTTTCAAGATTCTACGAACTGAAGAAATATGAATCGGTAATATGTTAGCTATCTCTCTTACACTTAAACCTTGATTATAAAGGTTATGTACATCATTATAATAAATAATCTTATTTGGGGTTGGTAAACAACCATCAAACCAAGCCTGTAAAGTATTATCTAACTCGGTGCCCCATTTAAGATTTTTAACTCTGCAATCTCTTTTGTTATTATTAAGGTGCATTACTACAGGTAAACCATCTGGGTTAGGAAGGTAAATAGTAGCTACTAGACGATGTAATAACCAAGATTTTAAATCTATCTTACACTTTAAATAACTATCAGGTTTACCATCCGAATATACGGAAATCCTTACCCATTTGAAATCCCCAAGATATCCGTAAACTCTACCATTTTTAGAAACATAATACTTATGACCTGGTACATTAGGTTTCCATTTAGGCCTAAGTATTATGTTTCTACCATGTTTTATAGCAGAGTATAAATTACTAAAGGTTTTCATAATCCTGTCTTGTTATAATTAATTTATAACTTTATAGTAATTGGTACCTACTCAGGCCTTGAGTCTTTTCCACTTGCAAAATTTTAGTATTACCTAGAGGAAGAGAATCTAAGTGGGTTATCAAGAATAAAGTTTTCTCTTTGAATATGTAACGTATTAAGGAAGTAACTATTTCTATGTTATCTGAACTTAGTGATTCAAATACCTCATCAAGGAATGCTAAGTTAATACCCTTAGAGGCAGTTAAAGCCTCATTCATTGCAAAAGCCATTGCTACACAGACCAATTGTTTCTCGCCACCCGATAGTTCATCGTAATCTATAATCATCCCATCTCTTTCAATAAGAGTAACAAATTCTTTTCTAGCAGTACCCAAATCAATATTAAATTCGATCCTAAATCCTAATACCTCTGAATACCTATCGAGGCATTTATTTAAGAACTCAAGTGATGAATCAAATAGGTAAGCCTTAATCCCACTATTACCCAATGGGTCATTAATTAACCAGTTATAATTCTCTAACTCTAACTCTTTATTGTGAAAGTCTTCATCAACCTTCCGTAAATTCTTCCTAATCTCCTTAAGTTTTTGTTTATACTTTGGAGACATGACCTTAAGCTTTTCTTGCTTGAGCTTAGCCAGGTCTTCGTCAATAGAAGCAATATCAGAAGCAATATCATCACAGTCTGATTTTAATTTCTTATACCTATCATTTACACTACTAAGTTCTTCCAACCTCTCTAAAGCCTCTTGATACTCTTTATCATATTTGTCAAGGTCAGAAAACGCTTTATATATTGATTTAGCATCACGTAACGCACGTTTGTAGTGACCGGCTTCTAACTGTATTACCAATTCTTTGATTACTTTCTTAAGGGGTACATTCGATAAATTCTTTGCATCTTTTATCTTACTCCTCAAATCAAGGATTAGTTCATTTTGTTTTTTAATCTTTATCTGAAGCGAAGCATCTACTTCATCCTTGATTTGTTTTTGTTTTTCAATTAGTAGCTTAGTTAGCTTTTCTCTATCTTGCTTTAACTCTCTTCTTTCTTCTTTGATTTTTTGCTTGAAGGATTTTTCTCTATCTCTCATATCGAAGTAAGCTTCCTTGTTAGCCTCTAATTCTTTCTTAAGCATTTGAGACTCATGCTCTACCTCGTTTATTTGAGATATCAAGTTATTTTTATCTTGTAATGCAATGCCTTTAGCAAGGTTTAAGAACTCTAAATCAAATACTTCTTCGAATATCTTTTTCTTATCCGAATTAGATTCTTGTATAAGTCTCTTTATACCCTGACCAAACATGATTGAGTTCATAAACAGAGTATATGATAAACCTATCTCTCTGTTTATAAAATCCTGTATCTTCCCCTTCCCTTTTATATCGACTATATCTCCATCTTTCATGAAGATAAGTCTGTCTTTGCCTTTAGCACCATCCTCAAGTACTTCATCATACTTTTGACATCTAACTATCTTATATGTATGAGAATCTTTTTGAAAATATACTTGTACCTTAGTACCCTTGTAATCTTTAGGCCTTACTTGCTTCCAAGTATTTACCTCAGAAACACCCTTTAGGTTTTTCCCATATATTGCCCATACCAAGGCAGAGAGAATAGTTGAATTATGGGTAACTATAAAATCTCTGGTAATATATAGGCCTTCTGAAGAATCTACTTTAATGCACCTACATACCTTTTTCCCTATATATTCAATATTTCTTATGGTATTTACCATTCTATTTCTCCTGGTAAACTCACCATAGGATTTAGTTTTATATTTCCTTAGAAAAGGGTTAAAGGTTAGTCGTATTGAACACACATATGAAGTAGTATACCTACCATACTTAAACCGGGTACTTTCATTTTTAGTAGATAGGCCTCCAAGGGATCTTACCAAATAGCTAATACCATCTCTTAAGTGCTCACTCTTAGATGAATACGTAAAAACCTTTGAGATTTTCTTTTTGGAACCAACACATCCATCAGTATCTAATAAACCAGCTAATAATAATCTACGATTCTCGATTGATGATTTCAAATATAACTCTGGTATAAACTTATCTTTAGACTTACAACCAATTAATCCTAAATCCTTGAGTTCTTTACCTAAACCATGAATCCTAAAATGTTTAGCCCCTCTTACCTCTGTACCTTCATGAACCAGGTTTGGGTCTGGCAAATATGACCTTAATCTATCAACTATCTCTGGCCAATCCTCTCTATTGGTAGATACTCTAACTGTAGGCCTATTACCGGAAATACAACCATCGCCTAATATAAACCCTAATACGTAGGGGTGTATTGGTAATTTAGTATAATTACCATCAATTGGTACGGTTAATGGGGTTGAGTACCTATACTTGAAAGTACCAGAAGCAGTTTTATTCTCAACCTTATAATCCTTTAGTAAAGTCTCGGTATCTAAGGTTCTTAGTCTATCTTTAGCTTTACCCGATTTGAATACTGACCATAAATGGTCTCCAGCACATTCAGTACATGAGCCATCAGAAAAGGTTATTTTGTAAGTATCTAATAGACCTCTATCATAAATACCCAATAGCTTGATGGGTTTACCTGTAACTGGGTTAATTACTTTATCATTAAGAGTTAATTCCCCCATCTTTTTCCAACCATTAGCGGTTAAAACGGGTTCTTCTAAAGGTTGTGCTTTACCTTTCCCATTTGGGGCCTTGATAAGTATGGTACAAGTTGGGTTTAATTGTAGATGTAAGGATTCTATTGAACAAAATCCTTCTGCCTCTAAGTTTAAGAACGTTAACATGACTCAGCCTTTTTAAGTGTTTCAATTAATAGATTAGTTTTAACCTCATCTTTAATACCTTTCTCTCTTAGGTATCTCTTTGCTAGAGACTTCTTAGAAAGTTGCTTAGTAATCTTATGTTTGTTATTAACTGGAGTACTAGCTTTTTGAGGGATTACCGTATAATAATTGCCATCATCCTTAATATCCTCTTCCCTTTCTACATCGATGAACTTTGGGAAATTTTTCAAAGGTACAAACTTCAGAGACAAATCTTCATAGATTTTCCAATACCCCAATTCACAATCTCTATCGGTTCTCCTTTGATGGTTAGGGGCTCCAATCATATAAACCTTCTTTGATAGTCTTTGTGGTTTGTGTATATGCCCACATAATACTAAATCGAACTTATTGAGAACATTCACATTTAAGTTTTCTACGGAATCTATTTCCCTACCATCTGTATCTTTTGCACCAGGATAATCGGTGTGTAGTAAAAGAATATTCTTTTTACTTTTATCTAATTCTAACTTCTTTAAGTATTCACTTAGACCCACATTATTATCAATATAAGGAACCCCATATACCATAATATCTTTATGTGTAGAAGATAGTTGGGTTTTTTCATAATCTAATATCATAATACCATACTTCTCTACTTGATAAAGCCAGCTAAAGGGTTTAGTACCAACCTTACTTATTTTCTTAATATCATGATTTCCAGATATGGCATATATCCAAAATCCTTCGATTAGTTCATTATAACATATCTCTGCTAATTCTTGGTCCATTGTTTCGGCCTTATGAAATAAGTCTCCACAAAATAATGCAGGACAGTTAAACCTTCTACATAATTTCCGTATAATCGACAAAACCCTGAAACTATTCAGGGTCCTGTGATTGTTCTCATTAAACTTAGCCCATAGATTTATATGTAAATCTGAAAAGGCTATTGCTATTACTTCTTTCCCCATATCCTATCTAAATGGTAATTGATTTGTTCCGTTCTCATACCTAAATCGAGCTCAGGTATACAAATAGTGGGTATTTCCCAATTTGCAAGCAATTCCCCCATAAGAGATGATATCTGAACTTGGAAGAATCTGTTAAGTATTCTCTTACCATTATCTTCCATTGACCAATGCTTATAAGTATCTAGATTTAATGGTAAGAAGATTGCTACATCACATTGATCTTCCATTAAAGTCTTACATTGACAGAAAAAATGTTCCATTTCACATTCTGGTAAAGTTCTTGATTGCTTATACCAAAAATAAGCAGCCAAATCTGCATAACTCCTATCAGTTACGAAATATTCTCTACCCTTGAATAACCTATTCCTTTTGTTCAGAAGTTGAAAATCTGCTTTATACATTGCCTCCGAACCGAGGGATAATATTTCATTATGTGATACCCCTTCAGTAGCAGGTAATAAATCTGACATACTACCAGAAATAAAAGGTAGATCTTCTCTCTTAGCTACATACTTAGCTAAAGTAGTTTTCCCTATACCAGAGGGACCCACAAACATAATTCTCTTACTCATGATGTAATGCTTTAAATGGTTTTATAAATTCATTTGTCAAAAATGATGCTAAAGAGTATTCGATACAAAGCTCTTTGAATTTCTCATACTTAAACTTCTTCTTTGACTTAATTGGTAACTTATCCAATGGATTATGTCTTACAAACCAGAAAAGGTCGATTAACTGTTCATTCCTTTTCCATATTTGAAGATATTCTTTGTTCTTACTCTGGGCAATAAACTTCTCAATTCTACCCTCATCAAGGATTTTCCTTGCTTTTACTGGGCCTATACCCGGGAACCCTGGTATATCATCGGAAGTATCTCCAACCATTGCAAGGTACTCTACCGTTTCATGAGAATGATAACCGAATAATTCTTTGCAGTTATCCATTCTTATCATCTCATCTTTTCTCGGATTATATATCCTCAGGTTATTTGATAGCAACTGGTTAAAGTCTTTATCCGATGATATAAGTATCATTTTCTCGGATTGGAATTTTTTAATTGCAAGGTATGCTAAGAAGTCATCCCCTTCATATACTGTAGATTTCTTTTTATCGAAGATATAATTAATTCTTAGCATATCCAGCATTTTCATTATAATTGCCTTTTGCTTTTGCAATGATTCGTAATCTACAGATATATTTTTTCTATGTCCCTTGTAATTGGGCAATAACTTCGTCCTTACTGGTGAATGACCATTATCGAATGAAATATAAACCTCATCCGGTTCGAACCTTGTAAGATACATATGTAGAGATTTGAAAAATCCGAATATTGCCCCACTCGGTTTGCCATCGGTAGATTTAAGTTTTTCAAATTTGTGAAAACTTTGGTGTAAAATATTTTCGCCGTCAACTAATAATATTAATTTTTTATTTTTCATATTTATTTTTATATTTAATATAATAATCTGATATTAGTTGATGTCCCAGCCCGGTTATCTCTGATACCTCTTTTCTAGTAAACCCCATACCTATCAACTTAGGTATATATGACCTTTGAATCTCTATACCTTCTACCTCTTTCTTATTCATCGTCTTCCTCCTCCTCTTCTGAATCTGAATAGTTTTCATATTCTACACCATCGACTGGGAATAGATTTGTTTCTATTTTCTCCAGTTGCTTTTTAGTAGTACCTATGGTATTTACTCCGGCTTTCCGTAAAAGTTTTCTACGAAGTTCATCGTCTTCTTCCAAAAGCTTTTGGAATTTCTCTTCCCCTCTTGCAAGAGTTTTACCTTTCAATTTATACCCACCAGTAGTTTTTTCGATTACATCGGTATCTACCAATACATCTTCTAAAGCATAGCATCTGTCAAACCCGACTTCGTGGAATTTAGGATTGAAATATACAGGGCATTTGCTGATTGTAGGTCGAGGAGGAGCAACTTTATTTTTAATAAGTCTGATAGTGACAAGTTTCCCAGCTTTCCTTTCTTTCCCATTTTGTTTAATGGTAACAGACCTTCCTGAATAGAAAGCAGCTCTGATTGAAGCGTAGAACTTAAGTGCTGCACCTCCTGTAGTTGTTGTGTTATCTTTTCCAAATCCGACATTCAAAGCAGTTCTTAATTGGTTAATATATATCTGAGATACTCCCAGTTTGTAGAATAATTCACTTCTGATACGGAAGTATTTATAAAGAGCCTTTGCTCTACCTCCCATTTCGGCTTTACCATCAACCATCTTAGCATCAATATTATCCGTACAGTCGGTTGCTGCAATAGAATCGATTACCAGAAGTATCGGTTCATTGTGGGTTAATTGAGAACGTAAATATATTGCTAAGTCTGCTACTACATCTGCAATATATTCAATACGAGTATCATTAACAATGGTTACTTTTGCAGGGTCTACTCCATTAATCTCTGCCCAGGAGTTCATCCAGGATTGTTCTGCATCTACCCATATTACATGACCACCAAGTTGTTGAGTAGCATAAGCAAAGTTATAAGCTACCAAGGATTTACCAGATGATTCTTCTCCAGCAATCTCTACAATTTTACCATAAGGAATACCCTTACCGAATAAGTAGTTCAAAGCAAAGAAAGTAGATGGTATATATAAATCGGTATCAGTTACTTCTGAAGCTAATTTAATCATACTCCCATATTTCTTTGCCATCTCATTTGCTGTTGGTACTTTTAAACCAACCTTAGATTTCTTTGCCATAATGTAATGTCTTTAAACTAAAGAAGGTGATAACAGGACGAATCTAATTACCACCTTCGAATGAAACCATATTACTAACCCTTAAATATCCGATTTGTATTTTCTTTCCTTTTTCTTAGGTTCATCATCTTCCATGTAATGGTCTTTGTGAACTCCCTTTTTCTTTTTCTTCTTGGATTTATCATCCTCATCATCATCTCCATGGTCTTCATTTAGATACTGTGAAAGCAAATCTTCCAACTCATCATAGGATTTTATTTGAGAACGAACTATCCCCTCAAGGTCAATTGTACCCTGATATTTCTTGTCCAATTTAGTTGGTTTGCAAGCACGAGCAGAATAAGTGGTGTCTAGTTTACCAGACCCTGAACGTATTATCTTAATATCATAACCAGTTTTTGGGTCGGTCATATCACCTGCCTCATCTTCATCAAGGTATAGGTCAATGATATCCTGGTATACTGAGCGAGGAACTAAAACTCCTTTATCTTTGCCTTCGTAATCTACCTTACTACCCTTTTCATCTGAATAGATTATACCACCAATAACATATCTTCTTCTTGGTACCAGATTCTTGGCAAGTTCCTTGTCGTCTTCATCCTTAGAGTTTTTCAATTCTTGATACTTCTCCATAAATGGGCAAGGTTCATCAAAAGTAGCCGGAGATATAACTCCTCCCAAATTGCCTCCCAGGTAGAATTGAATAATTTCGATACCCAATTCTTGGTCATCACCAGGAGACTTAATTCTCATTCTCAGAGTTCCTTCTTTTGGATATACTAACCCACTACCATTTCCCTTAGATTCTAGCTGTTTCTTTCTAGCTAGCATCTTTTCTTTTGTAGAAAGTCCCTCTGATGAAACTTTCTTTTTCTTCTTATCTTCTATCATAATGATTAGTTTTAATTATTCGGTTCTGAGTAAACTACTTCGTTCATACTCAATACGGTAAGAACGTTTTTCTCTAAAAGTTGTTTGAGAGCAGGAGATAGTTTGTCCGTTTCGAATTCAAGTTCTTTACCTGCATACAAACCATAGGTAACTATTCTACCTACAGCAACCAATTCTCGGTAGGTTTTGTATTCTTCAGTAATTTCCCCACTCTTTACTACAACCCCTTTACGAGGAACTCCCTCTTTTACTTGTTCAGGGATAATCAAACCAGATTTAGTTTGGTTTACCTCCTTTGGAGATAAAATAAGTACCCGGTTTTCTGTAGGGCATCCGGGTAATTCTTGATTAAATTTCTCAGCCACAAGAGGTGAGATAAATGTAATTGAATAATTCATATTCTAATACTGTTTTTAAAAGTTAGTAATTGTTTATAGTTCAATAGGTTAACCCTTTCTTAGGTTCGCATTAATAGTTCTTAATATATTTTCGCGTGACTCATAACATTTACAGATAGTTATGAACTTATTTGCTTTTTCTACAGCTTTTAAATACCTTTCATTGATAGAAGAGTATTTCTTGTTAAGGTTTGCCTTATGAGATACATATTCGTTATTCCATCTTTCATTAGCATCCTTATAATATAACCAGGCATTCGAATAAGCTTCTTCTTTTTCCCTTGCTAGAGCATCCCTTTCTTTTATATATTTATCTCTCAAAGAAGCAAGTACATAATAACTAGAAGGAGATTCTCGTAGCTGAGAATTAATGATATTCTCATTGATAGATAATTCCTTTTGGATATCAATCTCAATAAGTTTACCTTCAAATTTAACCTTTAGTTTTTTCAGTTCCGTCTTCATAAACTTCTAATAGGTTTTTAAAGTCTTCTTTACTAAATTCCCCCTTACTTATTGCTTTAGTTACTTGAGCAAAAGCCATTTGATAAGAGAGTTTCATACCTGGCAAATTAAGAAGAGATTTATAGATGCTTATCTTATCTACCAAAGCCATTAATCTTAAGTCGCATAAGTTATCAGTACCACCTCTATCGAGTAATGCTAAAAATGCAGCCCAATAAATATGGGTGGCATCTTCATAAGCAAGTTTACCATCCTCATCCGTAGCCATTACTTTAAAAGCCAATCCCTCTAAAGTAGTAAGATTAGTTTGTACTTGAGATAACTGAGTCTTTAATCGGTTAAGTAACATTTTTTCTTGTCCACTCAACCTTAGATTAACCCCATCTAAATACTTAAGTAAATTTTCGATAGAATAACCTAAGCAACCTGCAACCATATAAGTAAGGGCAGTTAACTTACTTGCATTATCAATCTCTTTCTGTGTTGCCATAATTCCATAAATTTATATTATTTATGTATACATAGTATCTTCTCTTTTCACTCCTGTAATGGTAGATGCTGAATCTGAATGATTTATATTAGTTTTACAACTAGGACATTGTACTATCCTAAAATAATCCCCAGATTTATTATAAACCCCAAAAGTTTCACTGGTATCATATTCAAATTCGCAATCACATACTGGGCATTTAGCCCTCCATACTGTGGGTCCGTTCAAAATCTTTTTCATATTGCTTCATTTGTTTGTTAAAACGTTTCTTATACTCTGAAATAGGTATGTGTTTATATTTCTTATGTTCTTCCATATATTCTTCTACTGAGAAATCAGGTTCTAACATTTTCTTATAATCATAACCCGGAATAAAAGGTAACTCTTCTGCCATTGACCTACCAATAACAAACTCCATGTCCATTGTGACATCATCTATCTGAAAGCCGAAGTATGGCTTAGTTAATGGGTTCCTATAAATTTGCCACATCTCATATATACTCCAAATATTAATATTCTCTGGTTTAGTAATCTGATAATTAGCATCATGTACCAAACATACAGACTTAGTAGAGGGTAATTTACCTTGTCTCATTAAGTAGTATATGAGAATACTTCCAAATAAACACATATCAGATGCTGCTGATTGACATGGGAAATTTAATGCTAATCTCAAAGCATAAGCTTCTTCTCCCTTATCATTTGAATATATTTGGGGTAATCTTCTTTTCCTCCCAAATAATGATACCAGATACCCATTCTTTCTAAGGAATTTCTCTTGTTTCTTCAAGAAGGTCTTCAACTTGGGGTGTTGACCAAAGAATATGTCCATTTCCTTTTGGGCTTCTTCTGGTGTAACTATAATACCAGATTTTGGGTCAGATAGTTTTACTGCTAGTAATTTTGCACCAATTCCATAAATAAGTCCAAAAGCAATTTGTTTAGCTTGCTTTCTTCTCACCTTCCATATCTTATGTTCTGGATGATTTTCATCCTCATATATCTTAAGAGCTTCTTCATAGGGTATATGATATTTAGTAGCAGCAATTGCTAAGTGAGGGTCCTGACCAGAGTTAAAAGCATTAAGATAAGTTTCATCTCCAGATAGATGAGCCATAATTCTTAATTCTGCCTGGCTAAAATCACTAGCAATATATAAGGTTCCTTTAGGAGCTTTTAATTGTAATTTAATATTGGGGTCTACGGATGTCTTGGGAATTTGTTGAGCATTGGGTTCTGCAGAGGATAATCTTCCACTTGTAGTCCCCTGAATAAGAAATCTTCCATGTAATCTATCATCATCTTGAACTTTTTCATTCCAACCCTTTATATAGGTTTTATACATCTTCTCTAAACCTCGTAATTCAAGAAGCCTATCAAGGAAAATTGCCTTAGGTGAATCTGGTTTTTTAACGGTTAACCTCAGATTAGTAAGAGTCTCTTCATCTGTACTTGGTTTACCGGATTCATTATTCTTAATTACCTCAAAATGAAAACCTTCTTCCGAATACATCAATGCAGGTAAATCAACTGAACTACCCAAATTAATTGGCCTTATTAATTCTTGTTCCTTTTTAGTTGTGAATATACCAGCCTTGATATTTGAGATTTTCTGTTCCCTTGATACAATCTTTCGTTTATCTTTTGGATCATTATAATCTAGCTCCTCAAGTTCAGCTTCGATAGATTGAATATATTTATCAATCTTTTCTTGGTTATACTTCTTTTCGAATTTCTTTACTCTTGGCAAATCATATATAGCTTGTCTAGCCGCATCTATTTTTGGTTTATATGTTTCCAGTAGTTGATTATTGAACTCTCTATCTAGATACAAACCATTCTTCTCTACTGAAGTGAGTACCCTTGATGCAGACATAATTAAATTCCTGAAGGTACTGTACAAACCGAGGTCAATCAGCTTCTTTTCAAAGAATATCATTAACCTAAGAGTATAATCCGTATCTTGACATCCATAATGGCAAAGTGGGTCTAACTCTTTTTTATCCCAAGGTATTTTATCGAAAGCATCTTGCTTCTCATAATTACCATACTCTGGTAAATACCTTCTTACCATTGATTTTAAATCATTAGGTTTTTCCTCGTTTAGTAGATATTTTGCAAGCATACCATCTAAACAAGTACCTCTATAGAATATTTGATATTTCTGGTTTATCTGGTCATCAAACTTCCAGTTCCATGCAACCTTGGTTATCTCATAATTCTCAATTACCTCTTCCCCAAATTTCCTTAGCATCTTTTTCCAATTCCACCCTGGAGATGTATAATCTTTTGTTTCGAAATGGTCTAAAGGAATGGAAGCACCAAATCCTGGCATCCAGGATACTGAGAGTATAGTTGGCTTAAAACTTTTGTTGTATATTGGTGAACCATTAGTTTCATAATCCACACTGGCATATCCGGTAGCTTTACAACAGGCAATGAGTTTCTTTAACTCTCTTTTGTTTCTTATTATGTGATATCTTGTTTCCATTATCTAATTCCTTTCTTTATCAGAAAAAGTATGTATATAATTAGAACCCCTAAAACCTAACTCATAGTTATGTTTCAAATTTTCTGACCTTGGAACTGCTCTTAGATTAGATACTCGATTATCAGTTTTTATACCATTTATATGGTCAATATCATACCCATTTGGTATATTACCAATCCAAGCTTCATATACTAACCTATGTATATAAAACCTCTTTCTAAACAAAGTACATTGTAAATACCCATTAGAAGTTAATGATACCAACCTCTTTCTCCAAGTATTAGAAATCACAGTAGTAGTACCTTTCCTACCATGGCCTTTCCCTTTAACTCCTACCCTTTTAAGAGAAGTAAAAGGGGTACCCCTTTTAGATATATAATATCCAGGGTACCCTTTTATATTTGAATATTTAGTGTTCATCTTTCAAATCCTCTAAATTACAAGATAAGAAATGCCAATCTTTTTTGTATATATGCAATGAATCTATGGTATGGTATAGATAACCAGGCTTTACACCTACTTCTTGAGCTACGTATTCCATTAATCTCCAAGCTAAATAAATATCATTACCGAAATGTTGGGCAAAGTCCGAACTTCTTTGATGATAGCAAATATGTAATACCTTCTCTCCTTTACCATTCTGACGGATAAGGAAATCATAATACATTGAGCAAGGTATACGTTTACTTCCATCAAGGAATCTTAAATCTGTACCATGGAATATAGGGAGTACTGCTTTACGAGTATCATTATCCCTCTTAAGAAGTTCAATAACTGATTGCATTGCTGAATCACAGTTAAAAGAAGTACTACCATAAATGTCTAACGAGTTCCAAATACGCTCTGGGTAGGTGTAATCAAACTTACCATTCACCAAAAACTGTTCCCATAAATCTTTTCTCAATTCCCAAGCTTTACCTGGATTTAAATCATACCAACCAATTCTTTCTTTAAACTCGGCATCTGCCCATTCCTTTGAATGAGAGAATATGAATAACCATACTGGGTCTCCAAGTGAAGTTAAACAATATTGTTGGCAAATGAGTTCTTTTGTAATAAAATCCTCATTACCTTCAATCACTTTATTTTGATATGTCTTTGGTTTTACAGTTTGACCATAACTGTTGAGTTCTCTGCCCATTTCGGACATTAACTCAAAACTGTTAGAATATATCCTCATATAATATAAATATTTAATTGTATGACATTGTAGAACTAACCCAGGTCATATGCCAGTAGCGATATACAAAATCATCAAAATCCTCTACCTCTTTTAATAACAAGGGTATATCTGGTTCTCCCCCGTTCTTTTTAATCTCAAAAACTTGGTAATAGAATTTGTTTACTAATCCTATACGCTTCTGATTTAAAAATTCCTTAGCTTCCATTGTTCTTTTGTTTTAAAAGTTTCTTTTTATAGGCTTTACGTTGAGAGTAAGAGATTACATTCTCCGGGTATTCTATATCCTCATACTCGAGAAGTAATTCTTTTGCTTTCATTGATTTATATGTTTCCTCATATAAATCTGGTCGAAGCACTTTAAAACTTCTAAAGAATACCTTGAATGAAGAGAATTCCTTCTCTGTGCCCTTTTGGAATTTTTTCCATATCTCTTTTATCCTCTTATTCCATGAATTCTCCTCTGCTCCTTTAAGTACCTTCTTCAAAGGTTTATGGGTATGATACATTAAAAGTGTCTCCACATTTCCGTACATTTGAGTCGCAAATAGGTTGATTTGTACTGACTGGTCCGGCCCATATACGTACTCTGACATTCGTTGAATTAATAGGAAATCGAATATTAACCTCTTGGTAATTTCCGAAGCCCGAACTACTATTGTAATAACTGGGATGTCCTCCCCGAATCGTTTTGAAAAAGTCGCAGCTATTAGACATTGTTTACCGTTATTATGATGATTGTTAAACATATAAGTTATATTGTAATTCTGATTGTACTTATTTCTCAGTACTCTCAGTTTACTACGCAACAAGTCAAGCTTATTAAAGTCTATGTAGTTATTCAATAAGCTAGTCCACTTAGTTTCTTTATAATTGAAACATCTCCCATAATCAAATTCTGGGTCTACCCAGGCCTTGCGTATCTTTATGAATACGTTATACACTACTGCTACCCCACTATTAGCCATAGCCCCCTTTGCAAATAAAGCAGGCTCTAATCTTAGGAATCCCTCATTGAGTTTTTCCCATGCCTCTTGTGAAGTAGCAAATTCTAACGAATGGAGGGACTCCTCCGGATTAAGTTGAAGTCCCTCTAATTTATGGTTCCATCCTGACATGCTAGTAATTAGTATTTTGTCTCCATAAATTGAGACGTTGTTTTTTAAAGAATAAACTAAATAATCCGCAAGGAGTAAACCCATTCATGGCTAAGAATCCCATATAGAGATAGAAAGCTTTTACTAATGATTCCTGAAAATCTATTTCTTTGGTCATTACTTGAGTTTGTTTCCAGGGTCTACATTTAAGGAAGTTCCTTGCTTTATTAAGTTCATATATTACTTCCCATAAATATAGCTTCTCATTTTCATGAGATATCTCGCTCATTTCATGAAAACCTGGGGTATAAGAAACTATCTTATCATACTCTGCTCTATCCTCTCTTGCCCAATCAGTTGAACTTAGTATAGGGTATTTCCTTACACCTCGATGATCTGGGTACTTGATGAGTAGGTCTTTGACTCCAATTGCCATTACCTCAAATAAACTCTTGGCATCTTGATATTTTAATATATCTTCTGGCAATATATTAGAATACAAAAGCAAAGTAAAGAAGAATCCCAAGGCATCTGCTTGTTCCTCATTTGCATTTGCTAGACTGTTTAATACCTGAGTATATTCCTCTTGAGTTAAACAATCATTATTCCAACCATAGTTACGGTATATAGATACTACTTCATCGGTAGATTCGAATCCTTCGGTTAATTCCTCAATAACCCTACCAATAAAATCCTTTAGGATAACTTGGTTCTTTGGGTTATTTATATCTAAGGGATAATCAGGTAACCTTTCTATCTCTTTATACCCAAAGAATTGTTCTATCCCAAGATCATACATTTCTTGTAGTATCCGTGCCTCAGTTTCTTCTACCTGAGGCACTTGTTCATTTATATTCCTTATGTCCACTATTTTATGTTTTGAGATGAACCAAATCCTTTATCTCCTCTGCTTCCCCACATTTGTGATTCAATATAAAACTCCTCTTGCTGAATCTCCTCTGGCTCGGTAATATAAATGGGTACATGAATAAATTGTACCAGCTTTTGACCAGCCTCGATAACCTGAATTTCTTGAGAAGTGTTATATATCCCAATATGTATCTCTCCAACATAAGGGGAATCCACTATCTCGGCAGTAAAGATTAACCCTTTCTTAGTAGCTATACCAGATTTGTTTGCTGCCATTAACATAGATGCAGGAGGTTCTAGCAAACCTTTGATACCCGATGGGATAAGTATACGATGACCTGGTTTTAAAGCTATATGCCTTACAAAGGCTTCACCAAAAGGAACATCTAAATCATAACCTTCGGAGTCGAATTCATTTTTAGAATGAATATCCTCAGGGTATAAATTAGTTGGTACATAGAAATCTAACCCAGCATCATTTGGGTTTGCTCTGTTGGGAGATACTACCTCCCTTACTTTGATAAATCTAAATCTGTTCATAATATATTACATTTATGTAAAAGTTGTCCAAAGGTTAATTTCTCAGGTCTGGAAACATGTACTCCCAATGAATTACACATTCTTAATACATCAGTAGAACCTTCCATACACAAACTAGCAAGTATATCGCTTTGCTTTACTAAATAACTGGGGTTGTTAAAGTATACTTTAAACATAGCCCATATCATGTCAATTTTTCTCATTGCATTCTTTATAAAGTTCTCTAATACGTTTCTTAGGTACTTCGAATTTCTCAATTGTTTTGGTAATAATTTCTTTTCGGTCTTTCCCTTTCCGAATCAAGCCTCGGATGTATTTCTTGATACCAACCGTGTCTTCTAATACATCCAAATCTTTGTATTGATTCTTCTGTTCTAATTCTTTCCTTGTAATGTTCAAGTTCTGGGACATCTTGAATGCACATAGTTCTGAGTCTCCACATAGTTTACATTCTTTGGTTGATAAATCATATCCAATACCAAAGCATGGATCTCCGTTAGTACCCAATTGACTAACATCTATTGGTGTAAGTACATCATGTTTTGATAAATCAGGAAGTTGTTTCTTTTTCTTTGCCATCTCATTTTTCTTTATAAATGTATATGTTAGTAATATCATCTAAGGTTACATATGAATAACCAAGATTATTAATAAATAGTTTCCTGAGTTTAGATAATTCTGGGCAAGATTCTGGGTCAGTAGTATCTTGTTGTAATTTGATCTCTAATCCAGATCCCCAATATAAACTAAATGAATGGGTATAAACATCCGGGGTATATCTCCAGTGTTTAATATGGGTTACCCATGCCAAATCCCTGCAATTGAATACATGTTTGGGATTACTGGCAGGTGGGTTCAATATTCGGTCTATCAGTTTCATTATTCTTTATTGTTATTTGGTTTCCTTAATAATATCCAGCAGTAGATACCTGATGCGGATATTTGTATTATTCTATATCCTTCCGATTGTAATTGTATTAATCGTTCATCAGTATCTTCCCTGATACATATAATTTTATCTTTATTCATAATGCCCGTATGCTTATTAGGATGTAATTATTTCCTCCTACGGAGAAAAGTAATTACTCATAGTACTTCTAGTTAACTCTGAATAAGGCTATGGTTAGGATGTTTCTTCCATAGCTTATCTAACAATATTACTTTCAATTCTTGTCTCTGATAATATTGCTTCCTATGCTTACCATGCCTATCTAAATAAGGGCCAGGATAATGAAGGTCATCCAGGTATACTTTCTTTTTCGATTTATCGGTTCTTACCAAACGACCAAGAAACTGAATAGATTTTTCCTGACTATCCATGCTTGCTGCATTAAGTAAATACCTAAGCTTAGGAAAGTTTTTACCTCGAGCAATGATTGTAGTTGATACCAGGATATCTATTTTGCCTTCCCTAAAATCCCTCATTATTTGTTGTCTTAACTTAGAGGGAGTATTAACATGCACGTAGGCAATATTATAGGCATCGCCCAGTTTCTTTTTAAAGAACTTATATAGATTTTCACAATGTGCAATATGCTTGCATACTACAAGAGCAGGATATCTGCCTTGATTAATATTCCATCGTAATCGATTATAAGCCATGGTCCACGCGGTATTATTTTCGGTAATAGAATCATCATATATCTCCTTATAGGATATACAATCAGATTCCCAATTACCATACCAAGGTTTACCGGGTACCATCTTTATGATAGTTTTAGTTGAGTAACCCTTCTTGATGGAATCCTTAAGTTTAAACTCAGCAATCACTTTACCAAAGAAACATTCTAGGTTCATATTCTTAACTTTATCCTTAGCAAGCTTGCTCATATAAATGGTACCAGATAATCCTATACGAATTCTGGTATTAAATAACCGAGTGATTACATTCTGATATTGCTTACTACCTCCTTGGTCAGCCTCATCTACAAGTACCATATCTATTTGAGATAATTCCTTTTGATAGAACCTCATATTCCTTGAGATGGATTGAACCATACCTATAGTAAAGTTACTCCAGTTTAAAACCTTGCCTTGAACAAAAGTGATATCTTCTCCGGGAAGATATTGCTTAAATTCTTCTCTAGCTTGATTTAACCAATCCGAATCATTAGTTATTAGCAAAGTCTTTAACTGTTTCTTATAGGATAAATATAAAGACGACATGATAAGTGTGTTATGAGATATGAATCCATTAGATAGGTAATTATGGTACTTAGGTATCTCCATATCATAACATGGGTATTTATCTAAGATTTCTATCTTATCTATTTTATCCCAATAACAATTACTAGAAATATTTAGTAATTCTGTAGCTTTATCATTATTAGAGCCTAAGAATTCTACTAAGCAATTAAAAGCAGTTAAAGTTAATCTATTATGATGACTTACCTGTGTACTTATAACTCTACCATAGGTTTTTCTAAACTTACCTTTCTCTTCCCAAGAAAGCTTATCATAAAGTTCTTTAGCAAAATTACTAAAAGGTAATTTATTACTGTAGTTATTCCGTTGAGAATTGCTAGGAATACATTTTCTTTCAATCCTCATGGGTATTATTTCTAGAAACTCATCATAAAATTCGCTATGAATAGTTATTCTATAAGCTATACTCTCTTTACCATTACATGAAGTCTTCTTGGGTTTAAGACAACAAGCTATTCCTAAAGATAATAAAGCTTGTTGTACTCTACGAGCATTTTCAAGATTTACAGTAGTAAAAGATAAGGATCTTCTACCATGAGATGATGAATTATGCCCATCTGTATCAAATAAACCTGCTATATAATTCCTTAAGTCATCATAAGAAGCCTGAAGAATCTTATCGGGCATGTACTTTTCATGGGCAGTACCAATTAATTCTGGGTATTCCTCTTGAAGTAGTTTAGCAAAATTAGTATCGGATTTAGATATATGAAAACCTTTAAATCTTTTGTGGGGTTTTATTTCTACAGGAGTTTTACAGATTTCATCCATAGTAGCTTTAACTACTTCGGCTACTTCTATATCTTGACCTGATATAGATATGTTTATTTGATTTTTAGAAACTTGATGAATATGACCATCTCCGGATAAAGCTCCCAAAGTATAGCTAAGGTTTTTACCTATGGTATTTTTAGAATGAGTATATTCTAAGGAGATAGGTAAACAATCCCCTTTCTTTAAATCCTTGACATATACCCATTGTAGATTATCTCCATAATAAGTATATAATCTGTGATTTTCATATCCACAGATTAGAGTATAACCCTGAGAAGTAGTTATCTTTACTACCTTAATCTCATTATAAACTCCTGCATTAGGTTTTACTAATACACCCTCTTTAGTAAGGACTTTACCTTTATATCGTATCTTACCTGTTTCAGATACGATTTTTTCTATAGGTAATAACCCCTCCTCAGTATGTATTAGGGTACCCTTACCGGTGCATTTACCGGCATTAACAGTGTAATCTAATACGCCAATATGAAAAGGTGTATTCCCTATCTTATTATTAATCACAGACTTAACAGCTTTCTCTTGCTCTGGTCTTAATTCATATTTACCTATATTCGTAACTACTTTACTGACTTTAGGTAAGGGTTGTCTCATATCTATAACTTTAGGTTTAATCCCCATTTCAATACACATATCGTATACTTTGGGAAGTAAACCTATTTTAAATTGCCCAGTCTTGGTGATGTAATGAATCTTACCGTCCCAATTCTGCATACCTCTTTGCCTTGTACGTAAGTAGAAAGCATTTGGATGTCGAATGGCGAACTCATTATAAAGTTTTTGTGCGAACTTAAGAGGTAAGTCGAGTTCGCACATATTTCCATTCTGTATGATTATCCTACTCATTTGATAATTACCGTTACACCTTTAGTAGATTTATCCATACCATTGCTTCCTTAAGAAGTTTGATATGATGTTCCTCATCGGCAATCAATTTCTCAAGGAAATAATTCACATCATCGTAATCTGGACGTTCCTCGTATTGAGCAATTGCTCTTTGGATTTTCTTGTAGTGACCAATAGTTTCTATCTCAGAATTCAAAGCAATCTTTAAAGCTTGTTCCCAAGTAGAACCAATCTCAATCGTAGGATTAATATTCATGGTAGAGTAATCCTCATAGGGATCTGCCTTTTGTAAAAAGTCCGATATCTTATCAAGGTGTCTCATCTCTACCAAACCAATACCCAACATCAATTCGGATATTTCTTCAAATCTAGAAGACTGTTGGGTATACATAATGATGGCACTTAGTTCTGAGAACTTGGCATTCTTCCAAATCACATAGAACATATTAATTATCTCATCAGGCCATGGTTCAATATCCTTAAAATCTGGATAAGTTACCGATTGGTCTGAATACTTGAGGACATCAATAAAAGCATTAGCTGCATCCTCTACTCTGTTTCCGAAAAATTGTAAACCTTTCATATCATTTTCTTATTTTATCCCAAAGACTCCCCTCTACTTGAGGCTCGTCTAAGGTTCGTTTATCTTTATTTTTATATAAGTATTTATTATATCTTTCGATAGCCTTATCATTATACATCTGACTTGGTTCTGGTAATCCATTACACCAAGCAAGAGCTTCGAACTGGGCATCCAAAAATTGAAATACATTCCAATCTTTTTCATCCATTAGATTATGAATCCTAAGAAAGTGAACATATTTCTCTGGCTGATGTTCATAAGATTCATATATACCAGTAACACTAGCAACCCTTTTTATAAATTCATCATGGATATCTTTGGTAAAGCCTGGGTCTTTATCTTCCTTGAGTTCTATCTCGGCATCTACTTGATTAGTAATGTTGTCCTGCATAGATATCAACCTTTGCATAACATTCCTATAATCAGTCATCCTCTTTAACCCAGTCTCAATGTATTTAATAAAACCTTCCCGGGTATCAAATTTAAAATCTTCACAAAAGGTATTACATATCTCTGCAAGCTTTTTACAATTTGCCCATTCTCGAGAATTACTTTCATTTATTTTACGAACTCCCCTATGCTTTAACTTTATACGAGTTGCATATAAAATATCAGCAACAAGGGCAGCATCCCCCTTAGATGCTAGTAAAATGTTATTAACTCGCTTAGTATTCTTATTATTAGAAACTAAGACTGCTCTATGATTTATTGCCTCCTTTCGAGCAATAACAAAAAAAGCCTCAACTGGGAAGTTATCTACCTCTAGGGTATTTAATATTTCCTCAAACTGAAGCTTAGTTATATGGATAGATGGTTCACGCATAAATATATTATTTTATAATATAATATGAACTCCCTATTTCAATGAGTTTCTGATTGATATCAATTCTTGATAACTTTGATACCTTGTTTGATATACTAGCTTAAGTGTCTGACTTCTCCCTAAATCATTTACGTCTTTTCCGTCTGGTAAAAACACCACCTTGACTTTTTTATATGCAACAAGCTTGAGAGCCAAGTTGATGGCATATTCTTTTGCGTCTGGGTCCAACAATATAATAAATCTTTCGCATTGGGATTTAAGTAGTTCATTGACTTGGTACTGACTAATAGCTTTGCCCATTGTGGCAATTGCTCTATCCCCAATGGTGAGAGCATTAAGTGCTCCTTCGCAAATGAATACCGACCGATACATCTCCAACGCATCATGATTAAAGATGATAAACTGTTTTCCCAAACCGGTGATGTCTTTGTCTGGGTTATTATACCGGGGTCCTTTGCCGATAACATTTCGAGCATTGTAATACCTAAGTTGTCCTCGATAATAAAACGGGATGATAAGGTACCCATATGTCGTGCCCATTGTTCCATATCCGATACCACATCTTGAAAACTTCTCGAGGTTAAAGCCGCGTTTCTTGATATATCCACGAATGCTTTTTGCAAGTTGGCTATCTCCGAGCGAAATATTTCTAAATCCCTCAGGGAGATATACGGGCTTACTTTCGGCAAGTTCGATTTTCTCTTCCTTAAACTGTAGTTCATCAAATTGGCCATTGTTCAAAAAATTAATTAGTTCATGGTACTCAGTAAATCCTTCTATGTCCATTATCAGTTGAGCAGGAGAAGGATGGGCATTACATCTAAAACAATTGGTTCTATACATAGAAAGGTTAACTCCCAACTTATGTTCTCTCCCACAATAGGGGCAAGTTGGTATACGCATCCAGCCATGCCGGTAATCGTAACCTCCCAATAGTTTAATAAAGTATGTCCTTAGTCTAGATTTAAACTGATTAGTTATTTTCATGTTCTCTTATAGCTTTCCTAACTACCTTTCTTAGTTTCTTTAAATCCTATAAATCCCGGTATATTATCTTTCATTATATATCACCTGATTTCTTCTCATACTTTTCTTTATTTGCAGAGGGATTATCTTTAGAACTCTTCATCATAGAATCTAATACTCCAGAATACACTTCATCATATTGTTTACGTTGTTCCCTTGTAAATTCCGTACATCTTTGCCTTTCGACATCGCATTTGAATAATGCTCTACCGGAAGGAAGACCATCCCTTTGTACTACTATCTCAGCTCGAAGAATATTATCTTTTTCTTCTTGCTCAGTAGAGTTAAGACCCATGATAACCTGGGCATTACGAACAATGGCAATTGAACCAGAGATATCATTCTCATCATACCGAGTAAGCCTATGCTTTTTACCTTCACGAGTAATGTGATGGGCAGTCCATATAATATCTAAATGTAATTCCTCGGCTAAGTTCTGAAGGTCTACGTATACATTAGATATCCTTTCGAAATCTTCTCTATCACCCGCTATTGATGCAAGTTTACCAGCGTAGTCAACCATAAGAACTTTAATATCGATTCCTTGATTACGAAGTTGAATTATCTTTTCTCTTATATAAGTGGTATTAGTAATCATTGCTGGTACACGCTCAACTACTAATTCAACTCCAAACCTTGCAAGTTTCCTTAAATGCTTTGCCTCAAGTTTATCATACTCACCAGAGTATAATTCCTTCTTAGTTTTATTGATACTGGATTGAATAAAACGGTCCATGATCTGTTCTTGGCCATTTTCTGTATCAATATATAATACTGACTTCTTCATTCTGAGATAACCTCTTGCAAGGTTTACCATAAAGAAGGTTTTCTTTGCCTTGGGTTTATCGAGTATTACATTAACGGAATGCTCTGGATAACCTCCTGCATTAGTTAGTTCATTCAACTGCCTAAATGGGCAAGGTATAACTGAAGGTTCTGATTGTCTTCTAAACTGTCTCTCAGTAATATCCCGAATCATATATAAGGGTTCATCCTCTTTCTTAGGTTTACTTCTCTGAAGTACCTTTTCAATCTTCCTTGAATATTCTTCGTATTGTTCGAAGTTATCCAAATCGAAGGAATCATTTAAGTTCTTCATCTCAACATAAGTAGAGAACTGATATATCTTTTCTTTTATATAATCAGAATCCGATAGGGGTATATGATAGAGATTACTTATTAGTTTATTGATATTGGGTATATCATCTTTAGTTACCAAATCCACATAGGTTTTAGATTCTAGTAACTCTTTTAATACTTCCTTTAAGATATTCTCGGAGGGCATTCTGCCTTGCTTCTTAAAATATTTTGATATACCCTCGAAGATAAGGGAGTGTTCTATGAGAACCAGGTAATTGGATTTAATCCTTTTGAGTACTAATCCTCCTTCCTTATCTTTTAAAACAAACCTGAGTATCTCGAACTGAAACTCAGGAGAAAAACTGAACTTGATGTTGTCTTTAAATTTCTTCATATCTATATTGCAATATTATATAAACTAATAGATTTTGATAGTACCGAGATAGTTCTAAGTATGTTGACATCTATCTGGAAACTACTAATCCACTACCTTAAGCTCCCGAATATTTAATATTATTATTTTATATAAGAAAAAATACTTATATTTGCATAACGAATATTTAAAAACATGGGAAAAAGTAAAGGAAATAACGGTTCAGAGCTTCATCGATTAAAACCTATGCAAGAATATGATGAAGCTACTTTCAACAGACTTTATAAAGTCTGTAAGCCAGTAATTAGAAACCTTACCAGACAGATTGATTATAAACGGTTTAATCTTACACCGGATATTATCCAATCTTATTTCTGGGATAAGATGTTATTTGTTTTCAACAAATACTATGGTGAATGTACTGAAGAACATCTTAAAGCAAGAATCCTTGCATCACTTAGTACATTTAAAAACAAATTGCTTCGTTCTGCATACGGAGAACAGGCAGAGTATAATCAAAGCCTCTTTAAACTTGATGACTTATTCGACAATGACAAAGAATTAGAGGATGACAGTGAAGAAGAGAAAGCTAAATCTGAAATGCTCGATATGATGTATACTTATATGAAGGATAAGCTTTCTCCAGATGCCTATCTTTTGTTTGAGGTATTAATTACTCCCCCCCCTTTTATTAAGGAAAGACTCGAAAATAGTACTCGTATCACTAATATAATGCTTATCGAATTTTTTGAAATGCCTAAGACTAACGGATCCATGAGATATATCTCAGAGCTTAGGCAAGATATCCAATATTGGGAAGACCGAGCTAAAGAAGAACTTAAGTATTAACACAAAAGAAAAGGGACGTTTCCCAACGTCCCTTTCCCAAATGAGTGTTTTTAACTATGCAAAACAAAAATTGAAAACAAACAAGTGTTTACTCTTAAACAATACAAATAATACACATGAGTTTTAATACTACTAAATAACTAATAAACAACTTTATGATGATGTTTTTTGGATATATCGTAATGTAATAGTCGGTGGCAATTTCTCAATATCCAAAGTTTCTACCGAAGTTTCTTGTAAGAAAGATTCCCCTAATAGGTTCCAGCTTACTACGATAGCACCATCTTGAATACCCTTGGTAGGAGTTCCTCTACCGAAATCTCCATTCAATCCTGTCTCCCTATTAAAGAAAGATTGAGGACGAACGTTCTCCCAGTTATTGGCATTATCTTGTTTACCTTTAGATACACCAAGAGCATGCCTATGCTTAGGAAGGTCATCACCTTTAATTGAGATTAGGAAATTACCCTTAGTTGGAGTATAGTAATCTCCGACATTCTGTAGCATTACTTCATCTCCAATCTGAACTCCTCCAGCTTGGTAACCAATAACTATTCTACCAGCTGCCTTAGTATATTCTGCCCAGCCCTCCGGTATTACATCGGTTTCCCAAAGAATAATAGAACCGATTGGTAAGTTAGCAGTACTCAGAGATTCAGAGAATTCTTTTCTGATAGCCTCAATTTGACTATCAATGTATTGCTTGATATTTAACTTAGTACCAGATTCATCTACTACTGGAAAGCCTGAATTTATCTGTTCTACTCTTTTCACTGATTCTTTCATCATACTCTGGGCAGCAGTAGTATAAGGGATTTCTTGGAACTTACCCTGATAGGGTACGATAGCAAAGTTCTCATTTCGTTTGGTCATTGCATCGGTACCCTTACCATATACTCCGATAAGAACAACCGAAGTTTTATTATTAGAGTAATAAGGGCAAGCACTCTCTACCAGCTCTAGAAGATTGCTATAGGTCATATCGTAATTAGAATATACATCATTATTAATGATATCCGGTGTACGATTCTCTTCGGCAATCGGATAATAAATATCCAGAGACTTTTTGAACAATGTGTAAAAGCTTTCGGAAGATTCATTCCAATAAGCTACGAAGTCTACGGGGTTATCTACAGGTTCGGAGATAGTAGTGTGTACTGCAAAGAGTAATACTTCTTCTGTTGAACCTTGGGTACCTTGGATATTCTCAATGGTAAGGGTTTGTTCATCAGATATAAATACATACCCATCCCTTGAAATACACCCAAAGTTTACATCGGGCAATTCTCCCTCTTCTGAAGCCTTTGCCATATACCTTGCCATAATCCTATCCTTGATTACATTGGCATACTTACTTCCAGCAACTCCCTGAGGAGATACCACTAATTTGTTACCATTTATGGTAGCTGAGCCAAATCCACAGAATGGTCCTAAACCAGAAGGAGCAGCAATTGCTTCTGCTGCTTCCTTTGATTTAATAATACCTTCATACTTAAAGTACGTCTTCATTGTCCTTAGTATTTTTAAATTGATTTTTCTGTTCTGACATGTCTTTAAATGCTTCACCTACATCCTTGAACTTTAAGGTTAACAATTTAAAGAGTATTCTCCATATACTATACCGTTTCTTAATACCATGTATTTCACAGATGTGTCCATATATACTATCTACTTCGAAACAGTAGCATATTATCATAACCGTTATTGATACCCCTATTGGGTTCATCCCATAGGGTTCTCCAATAGCTTTACCAAGTACAGCACCAAGTAGAACATAGCAGATATAATCTACTATCTTGTTTAGAGTTCTTCTTCCCGCTCTAGATTTTCGAATTTCGATTTTCTGTAACCTACTTGCAGATAACCCAAACCATAAGTCTGATAGGATTAGGATTATTGCAAGGATTATCATCCATCTCAAATCATACAATATTTGTGTACACTCTCCCAACATACCCACAGTTAATGCCTTGAATAAAGACTGAGTTGTGGTTTCTGTTATTCTATCGATTGTTGAATTTATCATTGTTCTACTATTTGCCAAGATTGATTACTGTAAGTTGTAATGGTAAATGTTTTCTCTGAGAGGTCATCATGTTCCCATTCTAACTTTTGAGGACTAACACTTAAAAGGTCTGCATCTACTACGGTGAACTTAGTTCTCTTCGAAGTATCTACCACTGATTCGAATATATACTCTCCAGCTTGTGCAGTTACAAATTCATAACCAGCACCACCTGCGTCATAAGTAGTTACTTTACCAACTTCCCTTATTCGACTATCGAAGTCAGGTTTATTAGAAGTACACTTGATTAAAGTAGATACTTGTTTAACATTCCCCTTTAGTTCTGCATAAGTAGGAGTACAAGAAATCTCGATGATTGTAGGATAATCTTCCAGTATTACTTGACATCTTAATGAAGAACCATCATCTGCCACAAAGGTATAAGTCCCAGCCTTGGTAAGAACAATTTCCTCATCAAGGTTATAGGTTTCCCCATTCTCATCACAAGTAGCAGTACCACTTACATTGACCCCATTTTTCATTTCCTCAAGATGGAACTTACAAGCAGACTTCCCATCCAGTAATTGGTATACTGCATAAGTATCATCTATCTGATCTTCTGGTAATGCCCAGTTGGGTTCTTTCCAATGACTGTCTGTAGCATCCGAAGGTACTATCTTTAATTTATTCTGATATACTACTGGAGAACTCTTAACTACCAAAGTAGTCTTAGCAGTAGGGTAAGCTACAGACTGGAAGGTATAAGTCCCTGCCCTATTTGCAGTATATACATAACCATTCTGAGCATTAAAGGTTCCCCCAGTTTCAATTACCCTTACTCTGTAATCATTCCCATTACCAGAAATACGTTGTAGCTTTACTGTAGCTTTTGCAGAGCCATTGAATAATGTGACTGTTGGTGGGCTAACAGTAATTCTATATACTGCAGTCTTACCAGATACTACTTCGAATATACCTACACCTTCATCTGTTTCCCTTTTATCCAGTGTACATTTAAACTTATAAGTACCATAACCATTAGCAGTAAACTTATCACCGTTCTTAAACAACTTAGTATCACCAATTAGCCTACAATATAGTTCACCAGTAAATGATTCTGGGTAATTCGATTCGATGGTAAGAGTGGTAGTAGCATCCTTGATACTTTGCTTATCCCCAACTCTAAATTCAGAAGGTGTACATCTTACCTTATATGTAATCTCTTCTCGAGTTACAATAAATGAAGTTTGCTTTACTGGGAACTCTACAATCTCAAAGATGTAGGTACCAGGCTCTGAAAATTCCCAAGTTGAGCCAGAGACTTTCACTATATCAGTACCGGATAATCGTACATTACAGGTTTTCACGGTACCCTTATAGGATACGTTTGACCTTACTACTGTACTTACTTTTAGGTTAGTAGGAGTTATCTTTCCAGTAATAGGGTCACAAGTAATAGAATATACTCGATTATAAGATTCTTGATTAACCGTGATTTGAGTTACCTTAGTAGGGTCTCCCACACTTCTAAAATAATAAGTACCTGCTCTGGGTATATTAAAAATGGAACCACTTTCGTGTTTAGTGTAACCCCAATTTATATTATCACTGGATATCTGATATCTTAGGTCGGCATTTATCCAATCTGAAGTTACAGTTACCTTTACCGGTACTTCATATACCTCTGAAGTAATAAGATTGGGTTGGTCCGGATTTACTAACTCAGCTTTAATTGTATACCCATCATTTACGGTAAACCCATATTGAATATCGAAAGATACATGATAGGGTATGAATCTTTTAAAGAAAGCCTCTACGGCTTCTCTAAATTTTCTGAAAGCTACCGAGTTCGAAGTATATCCATGACCGGTAAGTCTAAAGGTTACCGGTATACATTGAGAACAATCGAAAGTATTATCATAGGTATACTTATCGTCATAATGGTAATACTGGTCAAAGTGCGGATTACCTTTTACCCAACCATCATAACTATCAGCCTTTGCAGGGTCAGTTACTACGCAGGTTAACCCATACAGCCTCATCATTATTTCGAAGAACTCAGAGGTACCTCTTATTTTAAAAAGAGATATCGAATACTTCAGGATGTTTCTTACTTGAGTACTGGTTAAAGTAAAGGGGCCCTCCTTTGGTATTATCCAAAGCTTAGATAACTCTTGGAGTTTAGCATCGGAGTAGAACCCATTAAAGTACTCTGCCCATTTCTGTGCATCTATAGTGTTCCCATAAGCAAAGGGCATTTCTCCGAGGAATTGCCAAAGGAAATTGAGATACATATCCGGAGCCTTATCTATATCGATAATGTCCAAGATATTCTCAATATCCTTTGTAATGTAATCTTCAAAATGCTCTCCACAAATTTCTAGAAACCTCTCTAAGATGCCTTTGCCATTTACCTTATAGGTATCTTGAGCTTTATACTCGGATGGCAAAAAGTCGATTAGATTTTTGAGGTTTATCATTATACAATTTCTTTTACGGTTAAAGTCAATTGTGAAGCGTTTTCGAATACTGGTAAATTAAAACCGGGGTCTTCATAGTCATGGTTAGGTCCTGATACCGTAATAGAATATCTGTAACCAGACTGATAATTATTGTTCTGAATATCCAAAGAGAAGTCAAAGCCATTAGCCTTATCTATTACCTGTATAGAATTACCTACAGTACCAGTAGCCATATACCCATTTGATACAGAACGTACAGTAAAAGTAGTTGATGAATTGAAGGTAATATAGTAAGTCATAGACCCTTTAGCCTTATTCAATTTAAACTGACCCAAGTTCAATTCTTTATTACCATAGATGGTAGTAGGCCAAGGTTTAATATAGAATTTAGTAAGGTGAAGGTAATCTACTGTTGATAAGTTATCTATTAAGGCATAGATATCTGATAACCTTACGCTTCCACCTATCTGAGCTTGCTCTGGAGAATAGGCCTTGTATAATGCTGTAAGAATTTGAGTTTGTATCTCTGCAGTCTTATAAGACTTCTTACCAGTAACTTCCATCTCTAGAATAATCTGAACCTTGCCTGCAGATTTAACCTTCAACCAAGTAGTCATAGGAGCCCTTTGGGATAATAAATTATATACCCTATTAATTAATTCAGAAGAAGCAACTGCTCCACCATCTGGGCTAATATATACGGTAAGCTTTCTACCGCATTCATAATCGGCTTTAGCTTTGTTTACCCCATCAACTAACATAGCTAAACTTTCGAAATCCTCTTTGGTAATTGCTACTCCCAAAGTCTTTACACTCAAAGGTATATGTTCTTTGAGCATTGTAAAGTTTTCATAGTTTGAACCACCTCCGGCATCGTAAGCATTACTTAGGGTAGCATCAGTAATTGAAGAAGAGATTACTGAAGGTACAGAAGTAATAGTATTACTCTTTACATTACCCTGAGTACCATTGGTTAAGTAGAATACCACATTGGTTATTTTTGCTCCTGCTGCAGGCTTCTTACCAAAGGTACCATCTCCAAACATTATATAAGGATTGAGTGCCTCATCTACTGAAACCATGAAATGCTTATCTGTGGGTTTGGATTTTGCAAATGTATCTACTAATACCCAAGTTTCCCCACCTATCTGTAATGACATAGAGCCTTGTTCATAATACTTACCATTGGGTAGAGTACCAAGATGAATTATAACTCTATCTCCAGTGGGTATTACCATATTATTGAGAGCGCTTACAGTATACTTCTCATGTTGTATAATTGGTACTTTACAAGTGGTTACATTTGAATACCAAGTTACGTCTCTGGCAGATAACCAAGAATTACCACTAGAATCTGTAAATAAAGTTCCTTGAGGTATAGTTAATTTAGCTCCGATAGAATTACCAGTAATACTTCTGGATAAGATTACATCTACTGTAGCAGCAATTGCTGCTCGAGCATGGTAATCTACCAAAGCCCCATGTTTAACTACCGAATCATACCTTCTTGCCGTAGATAGGAAAGTTTCCCTTGCCATGTTATCTACATAGTAGTGAAGTACTTCGGCAATTGCCGCAAACAATGAGAGGATGATAATTAAGATGTTCCCCTCCGAATAATCCGTTATGAGTTTCTGACCTTGAGGGTCTTTGAGTCCCATAAGGGATTCAACCAGCTTGGCCTTAATCTGTTGATAAGACCTCTGGTATGGGTTAAGCCATTTATTTGTGATTCCCATATTATTGTGTATTTAATGAATTATCCGACCGGTCATAGGTGATATCGAGGTACTGACTAGAATTTGTTCCATTTACTACATATGTTACTTCTATGTGTATTTTTGCATCAACTCTAGTAACTGTGATATTTTGGAAGGTTATCCTTTGTTCCCAAGCACCTATGGCCTGTTTTAAAAACTCTTTAATTATAAAACTCAGGGCTTGTGAGTTTGGTTCCTCAATACATTGCCATAGTTTACTACCAAAGTTTTCCTGTCGAAATCTCTGGCCTATCATGTAGTATAATATCGAACTTATATTATCTCTGATAAGTTTGAAATCTCCATTTACTGGGTACCAACCTCTTTCACCCTTTTCATTAGTTGTAAGTTGGATAGGATAAGTTACACCTATACCAACTAAGTCTGTAAAGTAATTCTTTTCCATTAGTGTATGCAGGTTTTATCTTCATAATCGTCTACAACGAATTGTGAGAAAGGTTTAATTACTTGAGTTACTGTAGGACCTGAAGAACCGGGTCCAGTAGTTACACCTGAGTGTACATGAGAATTGAACATACTGCGAAGTTGTTCTAGTTCTTTAATGGTTTGGTTTAATTTTTCGGTTAATTGAAAAATATTGATTACTCCACCATTTTCTCCAGTATTAAGTATCACGGAATCACCAGAAGATATGCTTATATCCTCATCAGCATTTATTACTATCTCTTTCTCCGAATGAACATTTACAGGTCCATTGAAATGTAAATTGAGTTCTCCGTTATCATCATCTATTACTATTAAGTTTCCTTCGGGAGTAACTATCCCCATTTTATTGGGACCATCCAGAGGTTGAGGTATTTGGCTCATTCCCCAACCATGGTATTCCCAGAGTGGTTTAGTTGGGTCCCCAAATTCAAAAGTAACAAATACCGTATCTCCCACTTTAGGGGCTAAGAATTTGAAACCAGAACTAATTGAACCATGTTGTCCTTTAGGATATGCCCAAGCAAATACTCCCCCCATTACCTCTGGAACACACACCTTTACTCTGTTCATATGTTTCTCTACATCGTTATTATCAATAACAATGCCACGATAAACAGAGTAATACCGACCAAGACCCTCTAAGCCTTCGTCGGTTATTATCTTTGCTGTTTCGTAACTCATACCCTTATTTTTCTACATAGATTTGACTTGCAATTCGCTTATGCCTTTTAGCTATGTCTCGGTATATTCGATTAGCTATGGCCATATAATTAAACTTAACCCAATAATCTTCAGGCACTTGGATTTGTTTAACCGATATCTCACCAGGAATTAACTTACCCTTAGAGGTAACTGTATTACCTGTAGATAACACTATACCCTCTGCCAAGGCTTGGGGATTATTGGCATTTACTTCAGTATAATAAGCCTTCTTTCGAATAAACTCAGCTTGACCCTTGATATCAATTATGTCTCCCTGATCATTCAAGAAATGTTCATTATAGTATACTTTCTCATTATAAGTAAAGTTAAGATTAAGCTTCTGAGAAGTACTTAAAGCTTCTTTATCTTGACCCTTTGTAGTTTTAGCATTAGCTTTAGCATCATTAGCTACGATGTTTTGAGTAGATAAATCAGTTTTAGAAGTTACAGAGCCAGACTTGGAATTATTCTTTACTAACTCCATATTAGTTATGTAACCTTGCCCAGCATCCATTGAATGAGTACATTGTTTTATATACCAAAGACCTGACCATCTTTTACCCACATTATCTATTTTTATTATTTGGGAAGTTGCTAGCATGGGTCTACCAACCACTTGAAGTTGACCTACTAATTTTTTTTCGGTTTGCTTTAAGCCCCCATTAGCATTGGCATTAGCTGCCCAAGCATACTTATCGGCACCACCGTATCTACTAAATAAATTATGGTAAAGTTTATAAAGAGGTACCTCGAGATTTACCCTTTTCATGTGCCTTACCTTAACCCTCCTACCATATTGATTTTGGCCATAGTGTTTATTAGTATCAATCTCCATACCAGATAGTACTTCAGTATAGGGGTCTTTATTTAAAGCTTCGAACCCTCTTTCTGATGCAGGTAGTACTCCCATTTGGAAATTGATACCAGAAGCTATACCTGCTCCGGCCTGTTTAGAAGCATAGCCTTCTGGATCATAGTCTAATGGGTCTACATATTCCTCTACCATAAACTTCATACCATCTTCGTCTTCGAAAAGGTATCTTTCGTACTCTAATAATTTCTTAAGATTAGCTTCTAATTCTTTACCATTCTTAGAGTTTCTTAGCACTTGCTTAAGGGCATTTTTCTTATCGTCAGGTAACTCATTAGCTACTTGATTAATGATAGCTCGTACTTCTTCGGTAGACATTTCATCTAATCTTCTTTGCTTACCTGCTTCATAAGCACCTACTGGACCAACTGCTTCATATTCCTCTACTCGCTTTTTATATTCTGCAGTTTTTTCCATGTTATACTGAAGCTGAGTATCCCAAGCACCCATTACCTCTGTAGGAGTAGTAGGATAACTTCTATAATCTTCAAACCCATTGCCAGTAATATTAGACACCATAAGGTTATCTACCTGAGCCACAGGAGGTCTTAAAGCTAATGGAGGCTCATCCTCTGGCTCGTTTATATGAGTTGATAATACAGATAAATCTTTACTATCTGGGTCTAGAGATGGGGCTAATACTGCTTTAACCCTTTTAGTTATTTTCTGAGTAGCAAAAGATACTCTAAGTACTTCCCCATTCTCCCCTTGATATGTATAAGTACATACCGGTTCTTCATGGAATTTCCGATTATGTATATAGATAACACCATCCCTTGAATCTACATACCATGGCCCATTAGTGTACCCTTTCATCTTCTGTTCTAATTGAACTAAGACGTTCTTGCCCACCAATCCAAAGTCACTATCAATTAAAGCTTTTAAATCTTCTGGCATAGCTACTTCAGCTACTCCACTGTATTTGTTAGCATAGAGTACTTTACCAGTAGTAGTACAGGTATTCTCTGTGGGTACCTGTAGTGACTCGTATACTTTATTACTTATTATCTGTTGTTCCATTACTGAAATATTTCTATGATTACACCAGTAGCATTCCCACAGCCATTGTCTAAATAGGTAGATAATTTATAGCCTTCCATATCCGAATGGACATAAGCAGGTTGATATCTTAAATCTCCCGAAGAATCAATGCACTTAATAGTTACATGAGTACCTGTAGAATCAAATCCGGCTTCGAATTCCCTTACCTTAATTATTTTTATGGGCCCAGATATAAATTGACCATCTGGGTATATATATCCCCACTGAAGACAAATATTTTGGTTCTCTTGAATCTCAGCAATGTCTACAGTATCGGGATTACCCGTATCGAAAGTAATGGTAGCCAAGTTTTCTTTTTCTTCATCATATCTATAACTCCAGGTACTTATATACGCTCCAAGGGGTATACCTGTAATTGGATTCATTATAGGCATACCTCCAAAATTGAAAAGGGCCAAATAAGGTTGACCCATTCCATTATATAATATAGGTTTCTGTTTAGCTGCCATAAGTCGGTATTCTTATTAGGTTTCCCATTTCTAATTCCTTAAAAGGATTCAGTATCTTATTAGCTTCAGCTATGATGTACCACTTACCAGAATCACCATAATACCTGAAAGCAATATTTTGTAGGGTTTCCCCATCTTTAACAGTATGTTGAATATCGTTAGGGGATTCTGGTACTATTGGAGGTTTAGCCTCTAAGGAATAATCCCCATCGTTGTATTTCAGAGCATAGGCATTATTATATGGGCTAGCTCCCTTTATATATTGGTTAACATCAATCATATTTAATACCTCCTGTCTTTTTAAGTGAATCGGAATTTATAAAATCTCCATAGGATAAGTTATATGCACTTACTCTCTTGAAAATCAATTCTTGAGTTGCTGCTGCAGGCAATAACCTACCATTACCAAAAGTAGCTGGCTTTCCGGGTATCCTTATTCGATAACCGTTCTGAAAGTTCTTCAGAGTATAAGTTGCTGAGGTAAGGATATAATTGTGGTTATCGAATATACCAGAATCCCCCCACTCAATCTTAACAATCGGGGGAGCAGCCTGGTAGCCATTAGATTTAGACCATGCCTCTAATAACCTACATTTATTGATTACCTCTTCTGGATTTTCTGGGTCATTACAGTACCAAGACACATTGAATTGAATAATGTCTTCAGCTCCAGTAAAGTGATACATTGGTACATTGCGACCCATTGATTTAATGGTGGCCCATGTGGTTTCTCCTCTAAAGTCTATTTCTGGAGGTCTATTCTGTAAGGTAATGTATTGAGTGGGGTTAACAGTCATATTATATATCCTTACTTCATTCTGATATATAACCTCTGCTTTAGCCTCGAAGTTTCTGTAATTAGTAGTATTCTTATTCCCCTTTGCTGGGTCTACTCCTTCACCTTCTTCTAACCTTGGGAATTGTAATTCCATTCTCCATTTAGCCTGGAGTTGTTTATTTAGAATAGGATTCTTAGACGATATCTGAGCTTCTCCGATTACCCCATTTGGGTTATAGAGTTTACCCTTTTGAGAATCATCCTTTGGAAGAGTAGAGATAGTTCGATTGAGTAATATCCGAGCTCTCCATAATTTATTTAGGGGACCAGTAAGAACACCTGCCGTATCTCTTGTAAGGTCATTGTACTTTTCAACAACCTTACCTGCTGCTTTATTTAATACTCTAGCCATAGTGTTTTAGTTTTATATTCCCATTACAAATGCAGCTCCAGTAAAATCTTGTTGAGAACCTGGAGCATAATCTCCAACTGCTTGACCATCTACTGAGATATTGATACGAGAATCTCTCATACCTTCTTTAATAGATAACCTAACAGCATTAATAAATCTCTCTTCATTCTGGGCTCTAATGGTAGTTGGGTCTTCTTTCTCTTTATTCTGAGCTTCAGTATTCCTATCTACTGAATTACTAAGGTAACTAATACCCTCAATTAATAAAGGAAGACCTACAGTAATTGTTAATCCCAAGGGTCCACCGAGTAATCCCATAAGTCTACCACCTATAGATGTTAAACCTTTTATAGCACCTTGCCTAGCCACTTGACTACCAACTTGGGCACCTGCTCCAGCTAAAGCCCCTCCAGCTAAATTACCCGCCATAGTAGTTGCTAATGGTACTCCAGGATTTGGTGTCTTAACATATCTTCCGGGTTTAGTGTTATAAAATCTACCAGCAGAATTCATACCAATACCGCTTGACATCATTTGGAGTTGAACCATGGTTCTCATAAGGTTAACCATTCTTACCAGGTGTGCTTCCATAATGGCAAACTGAGTATTAGTTTTTATTGCTGCAGCAGACATACCTTCAGTAGAAGCAGTAGCAATAGTCTGTAAATACCCAACAGACCTAATAATACCTCTTACAGTATTAAATCCTGCAACAATAGTACCTACTACTACTGCAGTAGCTCCTATCCTAAGACCAAAACCTCCAACCCAAGTTTCTGAGATAGCATTGATTACCTTAACAATTTTAGTACCAACATTTAAAACAGGAGTAAAGATTCTACCCAAAGCCGCACCTGCGGTAACTGTTAAGTTCTCTATACTTGATTCGAATTGGTCAATTACACCTGCATCGGTTTTAAGACGTTCTTCATTGAGTCGATTTACTGCTCCCAAATTTTGGTCATAAGTTGCAAGTATCTTACCCATCTTATCTCTACCAGAAGCAATATCTCGAAGTACTGGAAGCATACCACGATTACCTCGAACTCCGAATATATTGAAGAAGGTTGGTGTTTCGATTCGTGAAGGTAAATCTACTGCAGCCTTAGCAAACTTCTGATAGATAGTATAAAGGTCTATAAGATTACCCTGAGCATCGAAGAATTCATCGGGACTTAAGCCCAAGTCTGCTAAAGCGTTATAGCCTTTCTTTTTTTGGTTAACAAGGGATAGTTGTAAGTAACGAATCATATTGGCCAGTGAGGTACCTGCCATAGAACCTTGTATACCCATATCCCCCAATACACCAATAGCAGCAGCCGTTTGCCGAAGGTCTACTCCAGCAGTTGCCATATCTGCTCCTGCATAAGATATGGACTGGGCTAAGTCTGTCAAAGATATATTTGCATTAGTAACTGCAGTATATAAGTCATCGGTTACTCTAGCGGCTTCAGTCATTGGGATTTGGTACATTGACATGATATTAGTCATCAAGTCAGCTACACCACCTTTCTGTCCCACTGGCATTGTAAAGATTGAAGCCAGCTTGGATGCTGGCCCAATCATTTCTTTGATAGCATCGAATTTATTACCTGCCATAGCCAGGTATCTTTGTCCTGATGCAACATCCGAAGCAGTAAGAGGTGTTATCTCATTGACATCTTTTGCCAATTGTAACATTTCTCTTTGTTCTGCAATGGTGGCACCAGCAATTTTCGAAGCAGTCCAAACTTCATTCTGAACACCCGCAGAGTATTTATAGGCCCTTGCCATTCCCCCTACGAGCTGCATTCCGAAGTCCATTGTATTGGAAGCTGACATCTGTATACCTCTATTCCAGGTATTCATATCATTCATCATAGTTCTGAATGACCCCGATATCTTGCCAGCTTCTTGAGAGAATCGGTCTTTTAAAACCATGGCAACACCGACCTCTACTATACTCCTACTGGTATTCATAATTTATTTTCTTTTCTTTAATTGTTTATAATATTGCTCGGCCATTTCCTTGAATATTTTCCTTATTCGGTACGGAAGACGTAAAAAGCCGAAATAGTCTAAGGCTATCTCGGCTCTGGTGATATAAACAAAATCACTCTCTAACATTACTCTTCCGTCAGGTAGAAAAAATTCGGTGCCCAAACTATAGGATAAGTTCTTTCTTCTCCGGTGGTTGGATTAGTGATATGGGATTCACCTTTGAAGATAGGGTCCATAGATAAGATATGCTTTCTCATCTCAGCCATATCCTTTGCAGTAAACGGAGTAAAGTTTTCTACCTTCTCCCAACTACCATCAACCTCTAAGTGAAGATTACGGCAAAGAAGAGGAGCATTCTTAGTTTGTTTATCCAAAGGCAACTTCATGAACTCTTGTTCTCCCTTACCAGTCATACAATCGAATTTAATTCTCTTGCCAGATGAAAGAGTGTATTCATGGTCTACCAATCTAACTCCCTCTGGATAATAAGGGATAGCATCTGGCTTCTGATTTAAATCCTCTACAGTTGGAGTAGTACCGTAATCGAAAAGGAACTCATGAAGGTCTTGGCCATAAGTAACTTTACCACCGTTCTCTTTACCCCAGTCATATTCAAATTCTACTTCCTCTCCCAATGAGAATATACGAGAATTGAAAATAATTGCATAGCGGTCATTGACTGGTAGATTGAGAGCATCATCAACGGTTAGCTTACCGTTAGGAGTGGCATTAGTTCTAATTATGATTGCTGCAATGAACTTGGTAAGGTTCATTAAAGTTTTCATGTCTGAAAGGTTACTGAGAATGTCTTCATCAGCTCCATTCTGCTCTCTAATTTCATATTCGAAACCAGAGGGTCCGGTAAATCTAAATGTTCTAAATTCCATAACTTTGATATATTTAATGTTTACAAATGTTCATAGTACTCCGTATAACAACAAGAAAGGGGTGAGCTCCTATTACAGGAATCCCACCCCTCCACCGAATCTTAGTGAAAATAGACTAAGGAATTAGTATTTGTCTGCAGTACCCACCGAGAACTCTATGGACTCTATGGTATTCTCTGAAGCCATTCTGTCCAAGTCTAAGCCGGTAATCTTACATGGCCATACCTCTTCGAAGACGTGGGTATTAAGAACCGAAACTCCATCTTCGGCAAGTTCGTTTACAATAGCCGTTTCCCAATATTGGCTTGGTACTAAGCCACCACCAACTATATGGTCTTGGCAAGAATAAAGCCAGTCATGAAGCCAGGTATCTGAACCTGCAGTAGTCATAAGTTTCTCTACGATAAGATTACCTATAGTAACCCTACCAGCAGTTTTAACATCTCTATTGACATCCCCATGAGCCACCTGGTCAATCTCAATATCAGGCAAAGTACAACTTTGGAATAGATAAGTATTGATAGGGTGTTTGGGGAACATGATACTCCACAAGAATTTCTTCCGGGGATTTTTTACTTTTGCTCCCATCGTTATATGTTTATAGGTTATTACTTGTTTCTACAACTGATACCGACTTAGAAGCAGCATCAATTACAATCTCCATAGTTACCTCTTGCATAGGAACTACGTCTTTATACTTAAGGATAGCACGGTACTTACCTTGACGGGCATCTGATTCGTTATTTACGGAAAGATCATCCCAAGAAGTTGCATCCTGGTCACCCATCCAAGTATATTCTGTCATGGCATCTTCATCTACCAAAGAATCTAATGTAGGTTTAACTTCCAACCAAATTCTTTTCCAAGTACTCCAAACATTGGGCTCTTCCAGGTATTTGTTAAGTACGGGACGAAGGAACTTCTTCAAATACAAATTCAATCTTACGATTGAAAGGAATCTTTCTGAATCCTGTTTTACCTGAGAAGAGAAGCAATGCCATAGCATGGTTTGTTTACCTGCATCGGGAGTATCTTTGATTACCATCTCATTGATATAATTCTGAGCAAGTGTGTTCAGTTCATTATATCGAGAAGGAGAACCATAATTTGGGCATACTGGTCCAACTGCATCCCCAATAACTCCTCGGTTCATACCTGCAAAGGATTTCCAAGGACCGTATTGAGTAGCAGAGGCATCTCCCAAACCAACAATAGTACCCACTACATCGGAATCCTGAAGATTACCGTTTTCGTTGTAGTACTTAAGGCCACCACCAAAATAAGCAATGTACTTAGAGTTACCTACAGTACCGAGGCAAGTCTGTACCCAAGTAACCTGAGCTTTGTAATCTCTGGGTTGTGTACCTTGAGTATAATGGGTCAAGTGTTTTGGAACTTCGATATACAGTACCCATTCCATCAACTCTTTTGCCATATCTGCAGCAGCCTTATATACCTTGAGTACATCAGCATTAGCAGTAAGGTGTTGAGAAATATGAGAAATGAGTAACTGATAGAAATCCGTATAATCCCTTACCAAGTCCAGAGAAGCAATCCACTCATCAGCAGTGGGTGTAGTTCCAGCACTACCTACAGTACCGGTAAACATCTTCTCTGTATCAGTAGGAGCTGCTCCCCCAACTGTTACAGTAACGGCATTTTTTGTACCATCTACACTATCGGTAAGCCATTTTATTAAGTTCTCAAAAGATGAACCAGCAACTACTACCGGTTTGATATACTCTGAGTTCTTAGCAAAGGCACTAAGAGCAAGGTAATCTACCGAAGTATTATTGTTATCATCGGCAGTTTTATAAGTTACTACCGGACCTTGTTCAAGTACCTGGCCATTGCCCGAATAGATTCTATAATACAAGGTATTGGATTGTTTATAGAAACCTACCTGGAAGGTATCAGTACTACCGATGGGGTCTCCATAACCTTTGGTTACCAATCCCAAACTATAAGTAGTTCCCCCAGAAGCAATGGTTATCAATGCTGCAGGAGTAGCAGGGTCTGGAGTAGCAGAAGCAGGTACTATACCTTCCTCTTCGGATTTAGCAACTGTTTTAGCTTTACCTGCAGTTGCAGCTACTGTACCTTGAGTAGCTCCCTTACCAAGCACTCGAATAACACGAAGCTTAGAACCACCTTGCAAAGCCTTTTCGATATTTGATACAGAACCATCGGGTACAATTTCAGAACCATAGATTCTTTGGAACTGAGAGAATGTAGAGATGATTTCTGAGGGGTCATCATAAGGGCCCTTAGTAGTTCTAGCCAATACACAAGAAACTCCTAACATAGGAGTAGTTTGAAGAACATTGTTGTTCTTAAACTTAAAATCAACATGAGGTGAAGTTGGCATAATTCTATTGTGATTAAAGTTAATTACTCGTTTAATTTATACCCTAGAGTATTGTACCTATACCTTAGGTACTTTTAACTCTAGCATCTCATTTTCGTTTTGTTCTAACAATCCAATGAGAACTGATATATCCTGGATAGGTGTAAGTATACCTTCTTCCAGGGGTTTTTCTGGAAGAATACCATCTTTACATATGTAAGTATATACCTTTTCAAGTATTCCATGTTCTACATCTGGATGATCATAATAATTACCAATTTCAATGAATAGGTTTCCGGTTGATGCAAGCCTGCCCTTTTCCCATTCCTCTAAATCATTGAAGTATGGTCTCACGTATCCTCTAGCAGGTAAGCCAGTATATAAAATTGTATGTAGCAATCTCATATCGGCTTGTGTTTGAGAAACTAGATGTACATCTATGGTGATATCTTTTGTTTCATAAGGAAACTCTGAAGCTTGGTAATTACCATCCTCAAGTTTATCACCAATGATGTATTTATTCACACCAATATCTCCAGCATAATAACCTTGTAGTTCTATGGTTATTCTTGGGAGAGTCTTTGGGCCTTTTACTTGATTATTCCCTATACCAAAAAGTGGTATAAACTTCTTCATACCTTTGATTGCCTCTTGAAATCTTTTTTCGTTTTCTTGAGACAAAGGTAAGAAGTCTTCTGGGTTTAAGGTAAGACCCATTTCTAACATTGTACTAAGTAGAGAGATATAAAAAGTTCTTTCTACTATTTCTTCTGAGTTTACCATTAAAGTCCTAATCTAATATTTAACTGAACACTTTGATTGCCATTGTCATTAATATAACCATTATAAGTTACCTGAATACCTCCCAAACCACTCATTATGGTTTGTAAATGACCAACACAATTTAATTCACTAACCCATTGAGTAGCAATATTTGAAGGATAATCGGTAAGCCATACTTTAAATGGTATAGGGTCCGTCCCTGGAGAAGAAATAGTACCCTCTATGGTTTTACTAATGTCTGTTATCTTAAACGGTTTTATAAACTTAGCCACTTCATAACCATTGATATGGTAGTATTGGTATCCCTTTACACCCCTAATAGAAGCAGTACTAGTATTTTGACCAAGATTTGGGAATGGTATATTCGGGGTTGGTTCAAAGCCATACTTAGTAGTTCTTTTACCAGGAGATTGAGTTATATTTAAAACTATCTCAGGGTTAGGTTCTTGCTGTGAGATAATCTTAACTATAGCAGTTCTTTCCAAGGGGTCATAGTTACTGGGGTTATGTTCTTGATTAGTAGATTTAGTTTTGATAGTAAGCTTACCTGCGGCATTAGCTTCTCCAATCTCTTTGGTTATATTTAACCAATCTGAGGAGCTTTCAACTTTCCAATCTACAGCACGATATTCATCTTGAGGCTTATTATTGATAAACTTCTGTTGGTAATGGTATACACCTATTTCTAGGGTCTCACCACTTTTAGTACCCTCGAAAGTATGGGAAGTAGTTTCTGGAGTGATACTAAAATAAGTTCCCCAGGTCTCTACTATTTTAGGAGCGGCCTTTTGTACCAGAGTTACTTCCCTTTCTACACCCTGAACTACTACCTTGAGAACCTGCTCTTTTATATTATTCATGTCTTCGTTTACTGCCTTAGGCTTTACCCTAATAGTTGCAGTACCAGTTCCGGATAATGAAGATATTTCAAAGTCTGCTGCCATTTTTAACTTTCCTTATTTCTTTTCTAACTTCATTTCGTATTTCCTTTTGTAAGGCAGCTTTTCCACCAGCAGCCTTAAATGCAGGATCCCAAAGAGGACGAGGTGGTAAATTACCATCTCTGCTACCATACTCTAACATGATAGCTATCTGATTCAAAGTCTTTCTTGAAGTCTTACCAGTATAGGTAATCTTCTTGATTCCAATTGGTAAACCAACGAAAGTTCTATTCTTGGTCTTTACTACAGTAACGGATTTAGCATATTGACCCGTGAGTCGTAATAGAGTATGCTCCCCATATTTCTTTACAGTACCTGGAGCATGTTTTGGCCAAGAAGTATGGGTACCGGGTGGTGGAACACCCGTATTCAAACTTCGTCTTACTATACGAAGAAGTTGATTACCAAACTTTTCTGTACCTTTCGCATAGCCTTTGGTTAAGATACTTGGGGTTTTAGCAATCAACCTTTCTGCACGAGCTTGTTCTCGTTTGTCTACGTATATTTCTAGAGGACCAATTGGAGTCGATATTGTAATATTAACCGACTTACTTGGCATAATTCTTACTGTTGTTTAGGTTTATCCAATCCCAGCTCCTGAGCAATTCTCTGTAACAGAGTCTCTTGAATGGAGATTCGTTGGTCCATGTATTAACGGAACTCCTCAAACCCTGGAGCAGGTTTACTTGGAGCAGAATGGTGTTGTATTTTTATTACACCAAATTAAATACGTATTCATAAGTAATTGTTGCAGCATTCTGAGTGATATCAAGTGTAAGTTTTTTACCTGATTCCCTTTGAGTAACTGTAACCGTAGCAGATCTTGATGATTCTTCGGTATTCTCTGAAGCTTTACTTGATACAGTCTTACCACTAACTGTAACGGAAGACCAAGAGGGAGTACCAGACAAATTTACACCTACATCATAAGTATCTGAAGTTTCGGAACCATTAATTACTTTTTTCTTATAGGATATAAAAGTCTTAGATAAAGTATCCCCTGAAGCAGCATGGTGAATGGATTCACTTGCACCAGCACCATTCCAATAAAAGTAGTAATTATAACTTACACTAGCACCACCCTGAGTGATATCTACATAATCAGAAGCCTCATCATAGTTAGCAAAGACTCTAACGGTTCTAGAACTGGTACTACTGTTTGAAGAAGCCCTAAGTGTAGTACCTGATAGACTAAATCCTGAGATACCATTGGTACTTAAACTTGGAGTAGCACTATCAGAGCCAACCCTTGTATTTGAACCCGAAGTATAATTCGCATATCTTGATCTACTAGCACTTGGGTACAAAGTTACACTACCTCCAGTATTACTGATGGTATAAGAACTTGCAGTTAAGCTTACACTCCAAGAGCCATAAGTGTATCCAGTAAGTTCATTTGCTGCTTGGTATACTGGTACACTTACCGATTTGGTTTTACCATTTAGTGATAAGGTACCAGTAAGTGTTCCTACCTGGGCTCTAGATTTAACAGTAGTACCCAAAGAACCTGCACTAACTGCGGTACCATAACTAATGCTAGCACCGCTTGTAATTGTACCTCCTCCAGTTGTAGAACCATTCCATCCCCAGGTCTGGGAATAAGTTGGCAAAGTAGTAAATGAACTTCTTGTACCTCCACTTGCAGGTATATCTGTTACAGCTCCACCACTTGCAGTAATTTCACTATAAGTCTTATAACCTGCAGATTGAGAACAAGATATGGTTACTTTCTTATTGGTTTCTGCTTGGGTTAAAGTTACGGTACCACTACGAGTACTGGTAGAAGTATTATTACCCATAGTTACTGAAGTACCGGTACCGGATATACTTCCTCCATTAGCTCTAGTATAAGTTAAAGAAATTTGGTTACCATAATTATGGCCATTTCTTAATTCTTGCTTGTATGAAGTTACCGTAAAGGTTTTAGTACCTCCAGTTGCCCCAAATGACATAGAAGTGGGGTTTACACTAAACCCATAACTCCAAGATTGAGAAGCTGCAGCTTGAGTAAAAGTTACTTTAAAAGTTTTACCGGTTTCGTCCTGAGTATAGGTTCTAGTATGAGTTCTTGAGGATAGGGTTAAATTTTCTGTAGCGGTAAATCCAATCGTATCAGTAGAACCTTTTAACCAGTCGGGTAAAGGGGTTCCTGTATGACCTACTGCTATAGAAGAACCATGGGCTACTCCATCTAAATACTTTTGTTTAGTTGAAGTTAAGCCTAATCGAGCTGGAGTCGATTCCCCCCCTATAGTAGTGAAAGTAAAGGAAGTATTTATAGCTGTAAAAGTATACTTATAGGTTACCTTATGAATATCTTCGAGTTTGACACATTCATTATTTCCATAGGAACTGGCATTGGATAGTTCCAACCCCACATAATTCTCCCCTGTTCCTGTCGAGGAGAGTGCTAACAATTCAGCCTTGGTAGGGCAGTCATTTCCTGTCTTACCAAGGCCTACTTTAGTTTTGACAGCACTCCAGGTTGCTATCTCTCCCATGATTATTTATTTTTAAGTTCTTGAATCTCAGCCTTCAAAGCCTTAATCTCATCGTAAAGAAGTTTAACACCCTCGATTGCCAAAGTTGACATCTTGTGATATTTAACTTGTTTTACGAGTACATACTCTTCCCCATTGATTTCCAAAGTTTCGAATTCCTCTGGATTAGGTACTGTAGATTTCTCTACTGGAACTTCCTCTACATATTTACCAAATCCCAATCCCTCAAGATTCTGAGCAATAGTTCCCTCGTCCTCTTTACCAAGCATTTCGAATGACTTAGTTGGTATCTGGCAAATCTGTTCCAGAGTATGATTCAAATCCTTAATATTAGATTTGAGTCGAACATCTGAAGACTCTTTGAAGAAACCGGAAGGAGCAGTAGTCTTAGCAAATACTACCTGGTCGGTAGTTGCCAAACTCAATTGAGCTCTAGTTACTGTATGAGGATTATCCTTTCTACCTGCATGGTTATTGATAGAAGTTTGAGCAGCAGTACCTGCAGCCTTAGCATCGGCAATAGCAGCAGCCTGAGCAGTAGATACTGGCTTATTTGCATCCGAAGTATTGGAAGCATTACCCAAACCAACCTGGGATTTGGTAACTCCATGGGGATTAGATTTATTGGCAATATGGTTATTTACCTTAGTTTCCAATGCAGTTACATCTGAACCTGTATCGGAGATTTGATTATCAATATAGGTTTTTAGTTCTGTACGAAGAGCATTGATAGCATTAGTTCTATTGGTAATCTCATTTGCCAACCCAGTAACTGTGCTATCCAAGTTCTTCTTGTCGGCTGCGGTCATTACACCGGCTACAGTTTGTGTAGCTGCGGGAATATCGAAAGTATGTTGAGTTTCGTTTACTTGGAAACTACCATCCTCTTTCCTTTCTGTCCACCAGTAACCCAGGGTTAATTTAGTAGCAGAAGTGGTAAGATTAATTAGATTACCGGAGTTCTCCAAATCTCTACCCAAGATATGGTCAGGGAAACTGTTAATCTTAGCCGTAATTGCATTATCTGCATTGGTACGATTGGTAGTTTCTGCAGCTATCTGATTAGGTAAGGTAGTGTCAAGTTTAACTTTATCAGCAGCAGTCATTACACCAGCCTGAGAAGCTGTAGCAGCAGTAATCTGAGAATAATGATCTCGAACATTACCATTACCAAACCAACATTTGAAATTCAGTTGTACTGTACTTGCTTGGTAAGTGTTATTATCAAAATGAGATGCACCATTAGTTTTCAGAGAAGCTACCTGGTCTTCCAATTCTTTACCTCTACCACCATCGAAAGCAGTACCTGTAATTTGCCCAAGGATAAGTACCTGAGCATCTGCCCTTGCAAAGATAGTACCTGTCCAACGGAATTGGTAAGGAGGTTCACCATTGGTAATATTGATATAAATCTTACCTGCCTCTCCAGTGATAGCATTCTGATGAGCAGCATCCGAATACAATTTAATATTCGTAAGTTCTCCAGTAGCAGATTTATCATAAGTAGCATATACATCAATGATGTCATCTACATATGAGGGCAATTGGTTAGCAGGTACCGTACCATTTGCATCGAGAGAAGCAAAGCCATTAGCTTTACCTTTCGTAGCAACAAAGGCATCATGCTTAGCTTCTAGAGCATCAATATTTGCCTGTAACTTATTATCAAGTGCAGTATCTGCTGCTGTTCTATCGGAGATCTCCTTGTCAATCCTTGCACCCAATGCAGTATCTGCATCTTTACGAGCTTTTGTTTCATCAGCTACTGCTTTAGTGAACTTGGTATCAAGAGCCGTATCTGCATCTTTACGGTCTTGGATTTCCTTGTTCAAGGCAGCTGTAGAAGAATTAGTCAAAGCCTCGATTGCATCCTTGCGGTCTTGAACCTCTTTGGCAATAGCATTGGGTAATGTCTCATCCAGATTAACCTTATCTTGAGCGGTCATTACACCGGCTTTCTCGGTAGTAGCTGCTGGGATATAAGTAGTCTTATAATCTTCAGGCTCATGAGTATAAATACCCTCTTCTTTTTTAGAAGAGAAATTATGAGTTAAAGTAACATGACTACTTTGTTGACCTACCTCAACTGGTTTATCACCAGATAATATTATTATCTTATCTGGTATAGAATCAAACAGCTTCTTATCTGCTGCAGTTTGTACACCGGCCTTTTCTGCAGTAGAGGCAGGCAATGTAATAGGATTCTGTTCTACTGTACCATCTTCAACTACGGTCTTAGTAGCAGCTATGCCAACAGTGGTTTCATTGGGAGTTACTGCACCAAGAGCAAAGTTAGCCGTAGAGATTCTATCTAACTCAACCTTATCCTTAGCAGTCATCGTACCAGCCTTAGTAGCCGATACCTGAGGCAAATCGAAAGTTTCGGTAGTATCAGCATTCAAACCGTTATCCTTAGTTACCGTTACCGTTACCTTATTAGCATCTGAAGCTGCAGAGATATCCGTCAGAGAATTGGGGTCTAACCCATCTAACTTAACCTTGTCTGCTGCAGACATAACTCCTGCAAGAGTTTGAGTTACCGGGAGTAAGTTCTTGGTAGCTTCTACTTCTTCACCATATTGGTTATTTGCATTATCCTTGGTTGAAGTCTTTACCTTGAAAGAAAGTTGGGTACCGGTTCTTGTTACAGCACTTACATCTGTAACCATGGTACCAGGCAAAGCATCAGAAGTACCTTCCTCAGCTACCAATCTTTCCTCATGGTCATTGGTAATTGCAGTGAACTTATTGTCTAATGCAGTATCAGCATCAGTTCTGTCTTGGATTTCTTTATCGATACGAGCATTGATTTTCTTATCTTCTGCAATACGAGCAGCTTCCTCTGCATCGATGTTATCCTGGAGAACTTTATCTGCGGCCTTTCTTTCCTCTCTCTCTGTATTTAAGTCAGAAGTATTCTGGTCAATCTTTGCTTCTAATCGAATATCCTCAGCCTTACGAGCAGCGATTTCATTATTCAGCAAATCAGTAATTGAAGTATAGTTACCATTGATATTATCTTGAATACCTTGGATTAATTCCAGGTTACGTTGGATATTAGCAGTATTCTGAGTTACCAGAGCATTTGTAGCATTCAGAGAAGTTAATAGCTCAGTACGAGTCTCATTTACAAAAGTTCTCAACTCATTTACTGTAGTAGTAAGAGTAGTACTTAAGTTAGTGAAAGTTTGTTGCAGAGTATTATCTCCCTGTTCACGTAAGTTCTTCTCAGCTTCGAGTTTATTCTCCAACTCAGTAAGCTTAGCAGTCATGGTTGCAGCGAAGTTAGGGTCATCCCCTAATGCCTTAGCAATCTCTGCTAGAGTATCAAGTACTTCAGGGGCAGAACCAATAATCTTTTGGATAGCTGCATCTACTTGTTCTGCATTCTGGAAATCAGAATCATTGAGTAATTCTGATACCTTCGTAATGTAGTTAGCATGTTCTTCGATGCCATCAAGTTTAGCATACAGAAGGTCGGTAAAATCATTTGCAGAAAGACCCTTGCCATCTACTTTGTCTACCTTCTTATTATCCATTGCCTGGTCTGCAGCAGTACGGTCTGCCTTTTCCTGAGCAATAGCATTATTAATAAGGGTATCTTGATTAGCACGTTCTGTGGCCTCCTTATCGATATTGGTTTGCAACAGAGTATCACCTGCCAAACGTTCGTTCTTCTCAGTAAGGATATCCTGGTTGATAGCAGCCATGTCATCCTTGTGATTCTGAAGGTTGGTATCAATCTTTGCCTCAAGAGAAGTTTCCTTGGCAATTGCCCGGTCTTTCTCTGTATTGATTGCAGTGGTATTATTCTTAACCTGCTCTTTGAGGTCATTCATAGCAGTCGTATTGCCTGCCTCTAGAGTATCAATACGAGCTCCCAATGCAGTATCAGCCGCAGCTCTATCCGTTTTCTCTTGGTCAATCTTGGTATTCAATTTACCTACCTCTGATTCCAAAGCTTGCTGGGTATTATCCAATTTAGCAGTGAATTCTGTAGACAAGGCTTTATCGGCAGCAGTACGGTCTGCTACTTCTTTATCAAGATTTACCTGAAGAACTTGGTCTGCAGCTGTTCTCTCAACACGTTCAGTGTTAAGGTCGATATTTACATTATCGATACGAGAACTCAAACCACTATCAGCATTGGTACGGTCAACGATTTCCTCGTTAATCATATTCTTAACTTCCTTGTAGTTATCACCTACAGTCTTGGTTAAGTTAGTGATGGCTTCTGAGTTTCTTTCGATATCATGCTGATTAGTAGCGATAGCAGTAGTATTCGCATTAACCTGTTCCGTAAGTTCATTACGAAGAGTGTTAATAGAATCTTGAATACTTAAAGCCAATTCTGAAACACGTTTGTTTACGTTATTCAGACTTACAGTGTAAGCCTCCTCAGCAGTCTTTCTGTCGGCAATTTCCTTATCCAAGCTGGCTTGAATTGCAGCATCAGCATCTTTACGGTCTTGGATTTCTTTATTCAAGTTATCCTTAACTACATTAAGAGCAGTATCACCAGCAGTGGATTTATTGTCGATATATTCTTTCAGTTTAGTTTCAAGAGCAGTATCTGCAGCAATGCGGTCTGCTTTTTCAGTAGCTACCTCTGCACTGTTTGCAGCATCACCAGCAATACGGTCTACCTTCTCTTGGTTAATCTCCTCGGTTAAGGCAGCTAACTTCCTGGTGATAGTTGCAGCGAAGTTAGGGTCATTACCAAGAGCATCGGCAATTTCCTTCAATGTATCAAGTACCTCAGGAGCAGAGCCTACAATTTTCTGAATAGCAGCGTTAACTTGCTCTTCATTTTGGAAGTCCATATCATTAACCAACTCAGATAGCTTGGTAATGTAATTGGCTTTCTCTTCAATACCGTCAAGCTTAGCTTTGAGAATATCCGTAAAGTCATTCTTAGTCAATGAATAACCTTCACGTTTATCTACCTTCTTATTATCAAGTGCCGTATCTGCATCTTTACGAGCCTGAGTTTCAGTAGCAATAGCTTCCAACAGTTGAGCCTTATCTGCTTGACCTTGGAGTTTTACATCCTCAATCTTATGGTCCAAAACCAAATCCTGAGCAGCACGAGCAGTAGCTTCGGAATCAATATTATTCTGAAGTGCTTGGTCTGCAGAGGTACGAGCTTGAGCCTCTTGGTCAATTTTACCTTGAAGAGCATTGTCTGCATTGGTACGGTCTGTTACCTCTTTAGAGATTTCGTTGTGAAGAACTTGGTCCTCAGAATGACGGTCTACCTTCTCTTGGTCAATCTTACCCTGAAGAGCTAAAGTATCAGCCTGGCGATTAGTGATTTCTTCATTAATCTTAGAATCCAGTACGGTATCTGCATTGGTACGATTTGCAGTTTCTTCAGCAATCTTTGCCTCGAGTGCAGCCTTATCATTGATATGAAGAGTCTTAAGGTTATTTACACTTTCCTTAATCTCATTATCGGCAGCGATACGTTCATCTTTTTCCTTTTGAATAAGGTCCTTAAGTTCTTTCTCAAGTTCATCATTACCTTGATTTACCTTATCTTCAAGGTCTTTGATGTCTTCAGCATTCTTATCTACCTTCTTCTCAACTCGGTCGATTTCAGCTTTTAAGTCTGCCTTAACGGTATCAATCTTCTTATTGATTTGGTCTAACCCATATTCTAGGTTATCCTGAACTGCAGCTACTGCAACACCCAGAGCAGCTTCGGCTTCCTTAGCACGATTAACCTCTTCGGTTAAAGCAGTACGAAGGTCGGTTAATTTATTAGTGATAGTAGTTGCAAAGTTGGGGTCATTGCCCAATGCTTCTGCCAACTCTTTAAGAGTATCAAGGGCATCATCAGCACCATCAACCAAATCACTAATCATCTGTTTAACTTCTTCCTCAGTTTGATATTTCAAATCATTCTCAAGCTGAGAAACTTTGGTGATGTAATTTGCATGTTCTTCGATGCCCTCAAGTTTAGCCTTCAACTCATCGGTAAAATCATTTTTCGATAAGTCGTATCCTTCTTTCTTATCTACCTTATTCTTGATAGAAAGTACGAAGGCCCAGAACTCATTTATAGTTCCTCCAAAGCCAGCTTTAACAAAGTCATCATAGTAACCCTGTAATAACCGCTGGTCTATTTCTTCGCAGGTATAATACTTACTTACATACATATTTTATAAAATTTAAGGATTAATTACTGCACGTTGACGACCCAGTAAGAATTCCGAATCGATATCTCTGAATGGTTCTCCCTCTGAACCACAGAAGGCATTCATTGGTATATCTGGATTTTCGGGGTCTACATCTCCACCGTCTTCTATATCTCCCCGAATACAAGCATAATCGGGAAGCTTATTTACACGGAATTTCATTACCTGGCCTATACCAGGATGAGGTATTATTTTATCCCAGATATCACCGAAGTAATCTTGAAAGCAGGTGACAAATTTGTTTCCGGTCATCGATTGAAATGCCGTTACATCATTGCCATTACCTTTCATTTCAATATGAACTCCAGAGGTACCATTGAGGATAACCCGATTACTATCAAACCAAATTCCACTGTTTGTAGTAATTGGGGTCCACCTCAGTACTAACATCTTTGCCATATACTTTATTTTTATTCTACAAATTCAACTTTGGTATCTCGTTCTCTCTTTAGGATAATCAGGAAAACTAAAGCCTCATCCTTTGCCTGAGCAGTCTGAGTATCTCCAGAAGGCTTATACGTTATACCATTAATTACAAACCTATCTTGTTCCCAATTAAAATCCCAATAACCCTCCGGTGTAAGATAACCGATTTGTTCTATATAAGATTTAGAAATTAGTATTGATAAGTTTTCATCATCCAATTCTCCTGAAATAGTTGCCTTGTTAATAGGCCAGTTTCTGAAAGCATTGTAGTAACATAATGCCTCGATTTGGATGTTATAATATTTAGGTATACTGTCTTCGGCATGACTGAGAAGCTGATTAACATGTTTGGCCCAAGTTATGGTTTGTCTACCAGCATCCCAATCTAAGAAGTCAGTGATAATTTTCTTGTATCTATCCCAAGAGCGGTTCTTTACCATTCTCCAGGGTTCTTTTGTCATAACTTAGTTAAGATTGATTTCTTACCACCTTTTACTGGAGCACTTGGGTTGGGTCCATCTAATACTCCAGGTTGCCTTCTGTTAACTACTTTTGGGACTACGGTTCTAAATACTTCATCACAGAACGGTAAGTAGATTTCCAATCGTGAAGCTAACATACAAAGGTTCTTTCTTAATTCATCTATTAATCCACCCGGTTGCATTGCTTGAGAAAGTGTTTTCCATAGGGAACTTGTAGCATCTGCCAAGGTATCATAATATTGCACTTCAGTGGGCCCAGTAGTGATTTGTTTTATCCTATCACCACGAGCAAGTTCAGGTTTAGAAGTACCATCACCAGTTTGTTCTTTGGTAGAGGTTAATTGACTTAAGTATTCGGAAGTACTCGTTAATAGATTAAGTATCTTCACATTGAGAAAGTCCCATGCTGCCAATTCCATTATTAATTGGTTTTCTAGTGCTTCATACCATAATTCATCCGTATACTTATCGGGTGCAATTGTATGGTTTACTAGAGGTCCAATGTAATATTGCCACTTAGTGATGTAAATAGATTTCTCTTCCCTGGTCATCCCATCGGATATTTCTGAAGGGATATAATGGTCGATTAAGTTATATATTGTATCGGCTAATGCCGTATGCCCATAATTACAAACTACCAGAGTCTTATCTACGGTGATATCTAAACCGCTAGAGTTAGTTACATGTAATGTTACGGTATAGAAACCGGGAGTTTCATAAGAATAGGAAACATGTCTTCCACCATTGAAAACCTCTCCCTTATCATCGCCAAAGTCCCAGTCAAAAATAGATTTGGCCGGGACTTTGGATATGACTCTGAATGAAACTTCCAGACCTGACGTAACGTACAAAAAGTCCAGATTGTTATTCATATTAGTCTGTCTTAGGTAATTTTCATAGATTACCCTTTAGAAGAGGATTCGAATTCTTCCAGCAAAGCCTGAAGAATTGTTTCTACTGTATCATCTTTCTCGGCAACGATTTCATGAAGACCTGCTACCAGTTTCAGTTCTTCCAGGGAATATCCCTTTGCAAGTTTTTCAAGAGTCATGCCTTTCTTGAACTGAGCATTCAGTCTCTTATCCAACTTTTCGATGTCGGCCTCTGAATACTTTTCGATTTCTGATTTATCAGCAATGATAATCAGATGGCCAGAGGCAATTGCCTTCTGAATCTTTGGTGCACGGAATTGACGACGAGAGAGTTCCTTGTCTTCTCCTCTACAAACGGTAATACCAGTTGATTGGTCATGAAAACTGTAAGCTCTTGGTCCCACAGTTACTGTATATTTATCTTTAGCCATATTTCCTAAGATTTAAAAATGATTAAAGAGAGGATAGGTCTTTTTAGTTACCTACCCTCTCAGGGAATTTATATAGATGAAACCGGACGTCCCTTATTATTCTAGGTTAACCATCAAATAGGGGTCTACGTTCATGAACTCGGGGAAACCGAATTCTGAGAACTTCTTGTCAGCAGCCAGCAACAGAGTTGCATCCTGGTACATCTTAGAGAAGCCAGTAGTCAAGCTTGCATAGATTGCCTGAGTCTGGTTAGAAACGATTCTTTCAGATTCAAGCATCAACTGACGAGCAGTAAGCTTAATCAAGGCAGCAGATGTATCAATCAACAGCAACTGTTGGTCGGGTGTACCCGGGTGAATGTAGAAGTCAGCATTCTTGGGAACAGGAGACTTAACATTCAGGGTAGCTTCTGTAGTACCAGAGTGACGATCCTTGAATTCCGGCAAGTTCAGCATTTCGATTGCCTGGTCTTCACCACCAATCATAGTTTGGAAGTTACGTCCCATACGAGCAGCACGTACCCAAATATGCAGAAGGTCTTTGTAAGTGATACCGTTAGTTGTTTCGTATACACCGATTACCGGGGCAGACTCAGAGCCATCAAGGTTGTTACCATTGATAGCAACGTCCATAGCCAGAGTATCCAGAGCATAACCCAACTGAACACCAAAATCACGAAGGTAGATTCCCAAGACATCGAGTGAAACATAGTTACGAACTTCATCAGTAAGTTTGAAACCTTTTCCGATTTTGAAGAGGCTAACTGATTTCTGTCCGAAGCTAACATCACCCAATGGGATAGTTTCTGCCTCATTAACCTTTGCAGGGGCAGCATCCGACATGTTAACCATCGGCATGATTGCTTGCAAACCATTGATTGGTTGGTCAGATGCGATGATGTTCGGATAGAACGGAGCCTGGCGCATACCCAGAGTGATAGCCGAGCGAATGATTTCCGGAACAATCCAACGAACATTCTGCTGAGGCATAGTGAAGATATTCTGCATGGTATCAACTTTTGGATTGATGCCCATCTTTTCAAAAAGTTCATCTTCTGAAATACCCCATTTACCGGTAACCAATTCTCCAAAAGTTACCTCTACAGGCTTCTTGTCCTGTGAACCGGAACGAACAGCTTCCAAGCTTCTTACCATTTCCGGCAGCTCATTCATAAAATCCTGAGCCTTCAACTTTGTAATATCTACTTTATTTTCCATAATTTCTTTTCTCTTATTTGATGAGTACTTGAATTACCTCATTTGCCTCTTCTGCTGGATTAAGGGCAATGAACTGGGTTGAAGTTGCTTGGTTAGCTTTTACGAATCTATCGTTAAGCAATTTTCCATCGGGAGTTACATAGCCAGCTTCGATATTTTCGTTTGATACCCAGTTACAAATCATGTAACCTTCCATAGCTACTGTTACCTCTACCGGGAAATTTCTTTGAGGTTGATAAGCAGGGTTAACGTTATCCGTTACTGCTACACCCAAATAAACTTGAGTAGCTGTATCAGTGCAAGGGTAAATCAAACCTTCTTCATTCAAAGCCACTGGCATACCCTGTACGATTTTCTCTCCAGCTTTAACACTGAAAGCCTGGTGCAATTTGTGTGACTCACTTTTGTAAATCACCGCTCTCGGGGTTCTTTCCCCAAAGAGAGTAAGTTGCTGAGGGTCGTTTACGATTTTAGTTTTTTCCATAACGCGGATTATTTATATTAGTTATTTGATTTTGTTTCGATACAAGTTATCGATTACATTCTTAGTACTCGGAGATTCTGAATTCCGTTGGGTATCAGTACCCTGGGTTCCAGTTTTACCCTCGGTATCATCCTCAGCAATTGAGGAAGCACGGTTGACGTCCTTAGAACCACATTTTGAGCAAGTGAGAGGGAACTTCTCTTCCAAGCGAGCTTGGTAATCCTTGGTCAAGGAAATAAGAGTAGTAATACCAGTAGTCTCGGCATTGAGCATCGTAACGATTGTCTCATCTACCTTATCACCCATTAACTTCTTGTAGGTTTCTACGGCATTTTCACGTAGAGAAGCAATGTGATTCTTTCCTACGGTTGCCATTTCCTTCAAGTTAGCTACTTCGGCATTCAAGTTGGTAATCTGTTCCGTAAGAGAAGTTTTCTCTGTAGTAAGATTATCTACCGAAGTTTGCAATTCGTTTCTGGATGATACCAAAGTCTGAATGCAGGCAATTACATTTTCCTGATTCATCTCTTTACCTTCTTCCAGGGTAAGCATGTTATCCCCGAAAAGGCTTTCAAGAAATTTTAGTAATTCTTCGTTCATGTTATCTTTATTTGAATGATTATCATTGGCATCATTATCATTAAAAGAACCCTGAGTATCGTTCTTTTCTTGATATGATGTTAAATCTGATTTATAATCAGTAAAGAAGTATTGCTTCGATTTATCATCTCTGTATTCTTCATAAGATGCCCAAGTTCTTTTGGCAAAGGTTGGGTTAATGATTTTACCATCCGAACCAATTTTCTGGGCAAATGAATCAGCACCATGTGAAACTAGTGAGGTCTCAAGGTAACGAACAATTTCAGTAACAATTCTACGTACCATAACTCCCTTAGAGTCATAAGTACCCAGTTTCTGATAAAATTCGTTATCTTCCATTTGGGGATGGGATTTATCCCACTTAAATTGTACAGTAACTGAATTACTATGAATTGAAGGAGGTTCCATAAGGATGCCTCTAGCAATTCTTGGGTTTGCCTTACCATCGATTTTCAGAATACCGTTGATACCAGCGGGTATAGTAAAGCTACCGTCTTTATAGGATTCCTGCCACATTACTTGTGATACAGCACCAATAGCATTACCGATGTTGGTTTCATGGTCACAGTTTACTGTTTGACCAAGCAACATCTTCATAGAAGCCTTTAGTACTCCATTCTGACCAAAGTCTGTCGGGTTCCAATTCTTAGATACAATCGTTTCTGAAAGTAATCTGAACATTGGTTCGATAAACTCTTCGTCCTTAGGAGTTAATTCCGATTTGTCCAGGTTGGGATAATAAGTATTATAATCTATATCCCCTCCCCAAAATCCAAATTGAGCAATGGAATCCGGTGTAGGATTTTTCCATTTGTAATAATTCTCTGAGAAAGCCTTGGCTCCCACTGCTTCTGGGATATACCCAGCCATAATGGTATGGCCTTGACCTATCACCATAGAATCAAGATGCTCTTTGTTTTTCTTTGTGAATTTACTCATCTTGCTTTAGTATTTTGGTCTCCTCGAGAAGGAGCCGGGTTTGTCTTATCTCTTGACCTACGAGCAGATTGGTTTTTATCATCCTGCCTTTGTTTCTTCTTGGTACCCTCTTGTGGGTCTATATTACCACCCTTAGCAAATTGGTCCTCAAGTGAAACTCTTGGTTCTTTCTCATCAGGAGAATCATAACCCATTGCCCAAGCATATTGCTCTTGACTAATGATACCAGCCTTATACAATAAGTCAAGGTTCTGTATCTTATACTGAAGACCTTGTTGGATTTTAACTTCATCAGAAACTGTAGAAGTTCCCCAATCAATCTTCATTCCCTTATTATTAAAGCCTGCCAGACGCAATTCTAGAGAATAAAGTCGGTCCAATACATAAGCTACAAGCATTTGGATATTTTTTAACTGGCTAATCATCTTAGACAGCATTATACCCGTTGCACCTTCACCCGTAGTAGATGATACCCCAATGATAGAGCCATTAACTCCCAACCCATTTGCTACAGATTGTTGGTTCATATTCCAAGGCTTCTCTATATTACCGAGCTCCTTAGTAGTAGAATTTAGTTTGAATTCATGGTCATCTATGTAACCAGCAACTACCCCATCCTTCATACCCTCTTTAACATTACGTTTGAGGATATTGAGTTCATGGTATAATCTGGATTCATAAGATTTGATACTCTCATTTGGCCTTTGTGGAGATTTCTGCATCTTAGCTTCTAAGAAACCAACCATACCACAAATCTCCATGATATGTTTGAAGTTAATCTTCATATCATTTTGTCCTTTGAGAGAATCTAATGCAGGCATAAATGGAGGAACTCCATAAGGTTCATCGGTATCATTGAACATACCAACATAGAAGTAGGTTTCTGGGTTAAGCTTAATGTAATCTTGTTGCTTAACAAAGAAATTTATATTCTTTTGGTAAGGAGCATACACCCCATTTAATTCACGTTTAAACTTGATGTGTTCTGGCTTAAGGAATAATACCGTAGCCAATCCATCAAGCTTATCATTTGGTACTCCTTCTACGGATATTGCCCCACTTACAAGAAGTTGAACAATCATTTTGTTAACCAAACCATCTATACCAGCAGTATATCTGGTCCATCCCTTGGTGGCTTTCTTAAGATGTTCTCGCATCTTTGAAGCCTCTTCATCGGTATTATTAGGGAAAGTTACTGTATGACTGGTGTTAGCTAACTTAAACATATCTTGCAATGCAATGCCCATATCAGGATTTACTTTATATAAATCCCGAATTAAAGGTATCACATCAACACGAAAAGAGGGTTCAACTAATTTAGTCAACCCTTGTAATGATGTAATTAAGTTATCGCTATCATCGTCAACTGAAACCCTACCAGGTGAAATTGATGTGGCAGGCTTCTCCTCTTTATTAGAGGATGTACCATTCTTGGGAGGGTCCTTCTTACGTTCCCAACCCCAACTAAAATTGAAGTACTTTTTCATCTTGGTTGTACGATTACGTTAGTTTTTCCTTTCCTTATGTGATTACATATTGCTTTTCCAAAGATATCATCATCGGCATATACATCTCCTTCAAGGTCTACATCTACAGCTGAATTGTTAGCCCTATGTTTACCCATTGCAACAGGTCTACCTAAACCATCATAAATGAAGGTATAAGCTTCTTGTACAAAGAATGGGTCCTTAATGATTACGTGATCTAATCGAATATCTTCTTCCAAGTTTTCTATTATCACTGAACGATTCTTTTGGGTGGTTAACCAACCAGGGGATTTATCCATTTCAGGTCTACTTTTACCTTTTTTCTTTAGCATCTTCTGGTAATAGTAAAGGTTAGGGTAGCCTTCGTCTTGAAGCTTAGAAGTTACTGATAAACCAACGTCATTGGATTCTGGAGCTATTACTGCCCAGTTAAACAACTTCCCAGTATCACCAAGTAACTTAGCATAAGCTCCCACTGCCATTCTTCCCTTATATACTACTTGTTCTTCTCCTAGCTTATCCATACAAGTAAATGAAGAGTAGTCAGAAGCTCTACCAGTTGAAACGTCTGCACCAATGAAATATTCTTTATCTGATTCGGGTTCACAGAATTGTCGATATTGACCATTAAACCTTTTCTTAATAACCGGGTAATCACTAAGGCAGTCTTCGATAGCCTTAATATCAGCTAAATCGAAGACTGTATTACCAGATGATAAGAAGTCACCATCAATTTCTTGTGCAGTTCGTTTTGCTCCCAAAGCAGAAGACATTTGGTTATACCAATTGATATCTCGTTCTGGGTGCATTTGCCAGTATAATCGAATTGGGTTAAAAGGATTACCTCCTGCAATGGCATCTACCCAAGTTGAGTGATAGAAATTACCAACTCCATAGGGAGTGGAATTGACGATGGCAGCTCCACCAGTGGAAAGAGTAGGGAATGCAGCAGCCCAAATTTGAGCAGCCCATCTTACTACTGCTGCCTCGTCAATTACCAGAAGAGAAAGGGATTCCGAACGACCGGCTTCGGATGATGTCGGAATTGATTCAATAAATGACCCATTATCAAATTCTATCATGGAAGCAGAACCGTATTCTCCAGCTCTACCATTGATTATGGGAGTTTGAAGGTACCATGGAAGATTCTTGTACATGAACTTAATCTTCTTAAGCACCTTCTTAGCAGTTGTGTCTTTGATAGAGATAATGTTTATCTTTTTGTTGGGATGGTACATCGCCAACCAAAGACAGTACATTGAAATAAGTTCTGTAATTCCTGCCTGACGGAATTTGAGAATGATATTGAATCGTTGGGCAATGAAATTGTAGAGAACCGATTTTTGAAATGGGTATAAATCGAATCTTACCTTTCCTCTTACTGGATGTATCACATAGCAAAAAAGGCTAAAAAAGAAAACATCACTAGAAACTCGGGATAGGTTTGATAGCTCCTCCCGAGTTAATGTAGTTCTAGTTTCTGAGATAGTCTTTGCCATTACTTAAAAGTTATATGTTATTTGAAATTCGATGTCAGTACCCATCCCTGATTTTATCTTCGGATAGTAAAAGGTATTGACTCCGAATTTGTAATTAAATCTCTTAGTCTTGATTGAAAGACCAGCTCCCATATCGAAGAGATTATTGAAAGGTCTGTATTTGCCATAAACGTATGGACTAAGTGATAACCTTGCAACTTTCTTTCGAGTTAATTGACCTTCATACCAGTTGTAGTTGTACTTATCTAAGTCGATTGGGAATAATCTAGTTGAATAAGTGTTAGTCTCCTTATTGAACAGACTTAAGTTCAACTTATCTTTCTTCAAAACGATTTGAACCAGGGAATCTTGGTTACTGATAACTGGCTGCCTTAGTATGGAATCAGGAAAGAGAGTTGGCTGCTTATTATCATGAACTAAGATTTTACCTGGTTCAACTTTTTCTGAGTACTTCTTCTCTGGTTTGAAAGGTTTCTCTGTGTATACTGTATCTGGGATTTCATTGACCGCTAGTTCCAGGGAATCAACCTCTCGAGAAAGTTTATAATTCCTGAAGCAAAGGTAAATAGTAAATCCTAGAAGTACAATAAACAAGGCATTCTTTAAATTCTTCATGGTTTTTCGATTTTAGTGAAAACTGGGTACTCACTCGTTTCCTTGTTTTCCCTTAACAATCCCTTTCTTACCTTCAGAATTGATTTATGATTTATAGGTTATAGCTTTCTTTACCAGAAAGCACTTTCCTAAAAAAGAAAAACTTAATAAAAAGAAAAAAGGGTTTTCAAACAGCTCAAAAACAGCTCAGTTTAGCTACTCTTCTTTTTGAGGCATTTTTTGAACCAAATACCTATTTCCCCTACTGCCCCTTTGGCAATTGTGTACCTTGCCTTGTTAAGCCAATAATGGTAATCCTTAAAATCACCTTCGAAGGTATCACCATTCTTGTGAAGGTAAACTTTGAATTTATCAGGGAATCCCATAATTGCCTTGAAGTCTTCGATTCCCAAGGGGTATCCATCTGGTCTAAATTGCCTATCTGCAGGTCTTAGAGTTAAAGGTGGTTTATCATACTCCAATCGATATACTCCCGGGAGAGTACTCATCTTTGCAGTTTTGATAGGCCACTTCTTTTCATCCTTGAAATCTCTAACCCAGAGTCTATGTATCTTTGCTACTGTAAGATTCTTCTTCTCAGGGAGCTTTCGATAGTCATACATTGCCAGAGTTTTACTCATGAACGGAATCTGGTTAGTATTATTTTCCTGAGAGAATGTGAGTGGTTTAAGTAAATTTCTAGTAGTTGTTGGAGTTTTTACTTGGAATATTTCATCAAAAGCATTCAAGTATTTCTTACCGGTCTTTTTATGTACTCCAATGATAAGTAATCTCTTTCGTGATAACTGTGAGTTACCGTAGTCAGAAACGCTTCTTTCGTGAAAAATAAGTTTATAGTCTTCAAGAGTTTTTTGAAGATATTCTTTTGGGAGCAAAGATAGCAAACGAGGTAAGTTTTCAATAAGAAATATCTTAGGTTTATAATGTAAGATTGATTGAATTACTAGATTCAGGGATTTATTCTCTTGGGGATTGCCCAATTCTTTTACTTTTGAAAGCCTCATAATAGAAGATGCTCCACAGTCTGGACTTGAAAGTATGATGTCTGGCTTACAATCTGGGAAGGTTTCATCTTTATAATATGGTATACCACCAAAGTTCAATTTCCACTGCTCTAAGCCTTTAGTATAAAATACTCCTCGAGTTTCTATATTAGCTATCAAATTCTTTCTAAAAGGGAACAAAAGGATGCCTGCACCAGCAGACACCCCTAATACTTTTAATTTTTTCATTTCTTGTAGCTTCTCAATTTAATGTACTTAATCCAAGCAAATGGCTTACGGTCTTCCAAGTAACTCAGATTCTTATCATTATTGTGGGCTTCTTCTTCGAAACTTACATCATGATATCTTTCATTCTGTTTATTCCACTTGGCAAAGCACATGATAATTAGGTATTCGATAACATACCAAAGGTAGAAGAATCCAAAAGTCAGAGCCACTACCCACCAAAAGGATATACCAAATGATAACCAGAGTATGATACCAAGTACCAAACCCACTATACTACACTCAATCTGCTGTATCTGATGAATACACTCATGATTGATATCATCAGGTTTACACTCTTCTACTTTGTGTTTGAAGAATGAGTTATACACCAGAGTAATTGCTTTGTAACTGGGGAAAAGAAATACTTTTGCTACCCAGCTGTTAAAATGACATCTTTTCATATCTTATCTTTGAAGTTTTCGTAAGCATTTCTTAGTTTTTGGTCGTAGGCATTCTGGGCATACCCGGGACCATTGTATTTTCTGGCAAAGCCAGCCCAGTCCTTTTCTTTGAGATTACTCAAACAACCAGAGTTTTTCATGAAATAATACATGAGTTCTAGTTGATTTGCATGAGATTCTGACATCTTATGAACGAATTCGAAGACATCTTTACATTCACAGAGGTTGTGATTGAACCCACAAATCTGGAACATACCCCAACTTGCAGACTTCAATGCACATTCTTCGTCAATTTCTTTGGCTAATTCGAGTCTTTTGTACTCGTGTACACCTCCCAAGTACTTCGATTTATCCCATTTAGGGAAGAAAATCGTAGAATATCTCTTACAAAGGTAAGCTAAATCTCTGTCAGGGAATTTCTTATGTACTTCTTTGTACATAATGTGACCCTCAAAGAGAATTTGAGGCCTACCATCAGCTAATAAAAACCCATCTCTACCTGCAGCTTCTACCAATTGAACAGCCTTCAATAGAGCAGGTTCTAGACCTAAGCGAGTAGCAAGGTCTTTAATCATTTCATTTGTTAGTTTATCCATAACTTATCAGTTTTAATGGTTCAATTTTAGTAACAAAAGTATTGCTTATAGCCCATTTTTAGGATGTTTCGAGGTTCTATTATCATATATAACTTATAAAATAATGCAATATGGACAAGAAAAATGAGTGCCAGATATGTGGCAAGCCCATTAATTTAGAGGAATTTGATGAAACTCGGGAAATCCCTCAACTTATGGCAAGAAAACAAGTTTGTTTTAAATGTGCTTTTTGGTTTAATCGATTAGCTTATGATAAAGAACTTGAAAAAGAGAAGAAAATTGCCGTAATTACTCCCGATTATTCCCATTGGATAACTAGAATACCGGGAAGTATTCTAATGGTGCCCTCGGCTTTTGGGGGAATTTACCAAACTAAACTCCAACCAGTAAACACTCTGGGAGTTATTGATGAAGACCGAGAGAAGCTTTTCATTATCCGTTATAATAATATCACTCACCAGGGCACTATACCGGAGCATCTAAGAGATGCTTTTAAAGTAAACGGAGTAATTCTATCTCCACAGGAATACAAAATGCTAGAGGATTACCGGGGCAATGCCTATGAATTTATAAAAAATAAAATAGATAATGCAATAAATAAAGAATAATTTCGTATATTTGCATAAAGAAAATTTCTAAATAAAATAGATATGAAAAAAGAAAAGAAAGAAGCTAAAAAGCTCAAAGAAGGTGATGAAGTTATCTTCGTATTATCAGGAAGATCCATCACAGAGAAAGTAACAGTAGAATCCATCGATAAGAAAGGTGGATTTGCAATGCTCAGTAACCGAGTAAAAGTTGCAAGAACTCTCGGTCCTGATAATACATATCCAAGGTTGGATGGGCAAAAAGGAGATGTTCTTCCTCTCACAGAAGAACATGAGAAAGCCTACCTTGCATATAAGGCTTATTTCTCGATTAAGAGAAATTCCGAGATACTAGATAAGGGTCTTAGGAATATGAGTAAGGAAGGACAAGTAGAGATTCTTATAGAATTCGATAAGAAGTTTACCAAGATTGTTAACAAATACTTCAACAAGGAGGAACAATGACTACAGTAATATTAACAATCTACCTGGTATGCTTACCGTTCACAGTATTCTTTGTAAAAGCAACCCTAGAATACTTGCCTCAATCACATAAGGTACATTCACTGGTATTATTCCTATCGGTATGGATAGTATTACCTCTATTTCCGATTTATCTATTAATCAGATACATAAAATACAAATTACTATGAGATACTTTTTTGACAGAGATGGTAATTATGCTGGGACATCAATGCAAGGATGGGAGATTCTTCTCCTACTCTTGTTCCCAGTTGCTCTAATAATCTTCCTCGTATTCTTACCTTTCTATGTATTTATGAAATACAGTTCTAGAGAAGAGGATAAAAAATACGAGGAAGAACATCCAGAAATACTAAAAGTAGATTCTTATATTACCTGCTGGTATCCCTGGCATAGGTATTCTGTTGCATATACACTGGCTCTTATATTCTGGGTAATTGCTTTTATAATTGGGATATTATCTTAATACCTGTATTAGGTTGGAATTCCCCAATAAAAGTTCAAATCTAATGGATATTTTTTAGTGGGGTTAAAACTACTGGAGAGTATAGGAGTATCACTGCTAACAGGGGGGTTGAAACTTTTATAAGAGTATAGGAACCCAATCCAGTTGTTTTTATTGTAAAGTATTGGTTATCGGGTATATTGTAATTAGGGGCAAAAGCATTACCATCTTTATCAAGGCAGGACCAAGACAACATGTCTATTTTGATTTACTATCCAATTCTTATATCTGGTACCATCAGCCATAGATCCCCCTTCGCCACTAATATTAGTACTAGTCACGAAAAAAAGATCCAGATTGACTCCATTGATGATTATAGGATTAAAACGTATTTCCCAATATTCTTTTTCTTCGGGAGTAGTAAGGTGTAGATTTATTTTATTACCAGATTCGTTTTGAGTAAGTACACAAGTTCCAGAAGTACCGTCATTTCGTGCAGTAATCTGAATACTATTGTTACTCTTGTCTTCCTCCAGAACATAGTCCGGGGTATTGATGCTAGCAGAATAACCAACTTCAATAACCCCAGACATTTTACCATTTACATATTTAGTTTTCTGGGATTGGATAGTCCATCTCTCAGAGTTACCCCTATTGATGGTAACAGATACATCTTGGGTAGATCTCCCCCCCTAATTTAAGAACTTTATTTTCCATAATGTATAATGTTTTTAGATTGATACTGTTTCTCCTGCACTTGGTACTATAAATGACCCCTCTGATATCCAGGTAGCACCTGGTTTAGTATATACAGTTACTTTATCTCCAGTAGTACATTTTATTCGAGAACCAGGTTCTGAGTCATTGGCATAGAATGGAATCCTCATAGTTGCAGTACCAGTTGCTGAGAGACCTTGTATATACACCTGACCTGAAGATGATGTATTCTGTGGCATAGCTCCCCTGCCAAAGAGATAGTAGTCTGTATCTATGGGCAATCCAGAGAGAGTGAATGTTGAAGGCTTCTGAGTTACTGGTATACTAAGGCTAGCATCCCCACAGGTTAAGAAGATATGCCCTGAACGGTTAGCTACAGTTTGATTACTCGATAAAGCAGTCAGGGATAACCTGTAATGGTTCTCAAGAATACCAGCTGAGGCAACGGATACTGCGCACCAATCGGGAGCACTATTCACATGGGGAGTTTCTGGCTTTTTAGACCCATCACTACCCTTTAAATAGGCCATCACAATGATTTGAGCAGTATTACCTTTATTACTACCTAAAGGCAGTGAGTTTGAAACCATTTCTATGTATCCAGTATAGGTTACACTGGATTCCTGAGTTACTGTGAGATTGATTTTGTTATTAGACCCATCCTGGGCAAATGTCAGAGTAGTAGACCTTGAGGACCCAGTATTTTCCGAATAGTTAATTTTTACATCTAAGTAACCCTCTCCAACGGTAACTCCTTTCCAAGTAGCCCAACTTACGGAGGCTGAGCCCAAAGTACAAGATGGTGTAGAGGTTGAAACTACTTTGCCATTTACCAGTTTCCTTTTGAGGGAAGTGATACGGTAGGTTACAGTACCACCTTTTGAAGATACAGTATCTGTACCTGTATCTGTAATTGCACGTGCTAGTTTGAATAATGTTTTTTCTTCCATATCTTTATAAGTTTTTGGTTTATAGAAAGAACTTTGATATTGTAATCTGCCAGAGGGATAAGGTGGATGAGAGCCAGGGATATTTGGTCTCTGGTTTCTCTGTGTGTTATGTGGGCATGTGTGGTGTGGGATATCTTGGCATGCCCTTAATGCGAAGAGTGATTTTTGTGGGGTACTAAAATGAGTATTTGCCTTCAAGGTACCCCTTAATGCGAAAGCCTAAAATCTCCAGGTACTCCTTAATGCGAAAGCCTAAAATTTCCTAGTACTAAAAGGGGGGTACGGTTCCGTTAAATTTAACATTTGAAAATAAAAAGTAAGGGACAAATAAAAATGTTTGTCCCTTTGCTTTCTTTCAATCTTCAAATGTTTCGTTATTGTCTCTTAAAATTTCTTTTAAGTCTCTATAGCATTGAATAACTAAATAAATTATTCCAACAAATAAAAATATATTTAATATCATAACTTTTATTTTTTAAGTGAGTAGGGAAATATTTCCCTACTCTGATTTGTTTTTACTTCAAAGATTTTTTCACTATTTCAAGCCCTTTTATTAATATCGCTTTCTTTTCTTCTTTAGTGTTTTCGCTTGCAATCGAAGAAAAAGAAAAATCATTTAAAACATAGACTTGTTTATAAAAGTCTATAAAACCATCAATTATCTTTTTATCTGCATTATTTGCAATCGTTGAAAGAAAATTGAAAGTTACGTTTCTGAACTTTTTTCGTAACGATTTGATTTGCTTTTCGTTTGCACCCTTAAAAAGTTCTTTTTTATAGATTTCTGTTTTTGTTCCTAAAGCTGTTTTAAAAAGTCCTTGATTTTTTTCTTTTACAGACTTTAAAACGTCTAAAGCAATTAAACTATTTGCTTTACTGTTTGCTACTGCTTTTTCTACATTCACGTTGTTAATTTGATTTTTCATAATAAAATGCTTGAAAGTTTTATTATTAATTATTTTTATTACCTTTTCAAATAGACCCTCAAGACTTTTTAAACTATTCTAATAAGGTAGTATTTGTTTCATTTCTGTATTGCAAAGATAAGAACTATTTTTTAATCTACAAAATTTTTAGAGAATTATTTTCTTAAAAAGTTTTAATTAAAAATTCATTCAAATATCGCTTTGTTTTTCTCACATTGCAAAGATACGAACTTTATTTTAATCTACAAACATTTTCAAGAAAAATTTTTGAGAAAATGAATAATTTTATTTTCAAAATTATTTTTGTGAAAAATCCATAAAATGAAAAATATTGTGCACTTAATATTTGCACTTAATTTTGGGGGTTCACAAGGGTAATCTTCACACGCCTTGTAGTGGGCATATATGATATGTATATGGATATTCCTATATGGCTTATGCCTGTCCTCTAGGAAGTGTATTATATACCTGTATATTGATAAGGCCATTAATGGACTAAGGTGATAAAGAATTAAGGCCGATTAGCTATATCCCTATTATTGCCCTCTATAAACCCATTAGGTCCTAATTCAATAAGGCCATATAGGGATTATGGTAAGCCTATAGAGATTAGGATAGCCTATAAGGGCTTACTAAGTTAGCGTAAGTAAAAACCCAGGTACCTAAGTTAGGCTCTGGGTTAAGTAATTAATCGAAGTATACCTGAAAGGTTATATGCTCGATGTTGAAGGTAAAATCAGGGTCAATTTCCTCTGGGTCAGGGATTTCGGATGAGAATTCCATAAGGCAATCATCTGTGTTAAGGTAGATGGATATTTCCTTAGCTTTCGATTGCATTAGTTCTGGCAATATCAAATCGAATTGTGAAAGTGAATTGGCAATGTAAGATGCCCATGGATAATCCCCAGCGTAATTTACTAAGGTAAGAATGATGAGATTTGAAATCTGATTGATTGTTTTCATACGTCTATATTTAATTAGTTATTATTACAATGCAAATATAAATATAATATATTATATATGCAATAACCTCAATTGCCTTGTGAGGTCCTTAATAGCCTTGAATGGAGATTGCCTTTATCCCTCTAAAATCCCCAGAGGCCATTAATGGAGATTGCCATTTACCTTCCCTACCTATAACCTATATTATATAATAACTAATGGCTCTAGGCAATCTAGGTACCCCTAAATCACAAAATTGTCCTAGAATACAAAAATTAATGCTAATATAAATACTAAGCAAATAAATTACATAGTTACTAGGAATATTACCTAAATATGCCCCATGAAGGCCTTAAATCCTATAAACCATTTAGCCCTAAAACCTAATAATTTAATTGCCTTGATCACAAATCACCTAACCCAATACTTATTATATAATACATAATATAATAACTTGGTGAAGGTAATCAAGGTAAATTGTGATGGCCATTAATCGACAATGTACTAAAGCTATACTACCTACATACATAGAAGCTACATAACATATCTGTATTATATAATCCCCTACCTTCGAATTACCTTGAATGCAATCTATAATATAATACATATAAAGGGTACTCAAGGCAATCGGATTTAGGGGCCATTAATGGTCGGATTTATTTGCCTTTTTAGGCCTTTTTGAGTTTGCCTTTAAAGTGTGTAGTAGAGCTATATGGTATAGTGGCTATAGTGTAGTTGAGTGGTTTTGTATAGTAGAGGGGATTATCACTTGCCTTGTTTGCCTAAATCCCCAAAACCCCCGGCGAGGTACCTTGATATATGTATTGGGTATTATTATAATAGTAGATGGTATATTAGTTATAGAGGGGATAGGTATTATATTATGTACCTTAATTAGGTATCATAGTTAGTGTTAGTATGATTTTGTTTTATTTTTGTGTTGGGTGGGGTGGGAGGTACCCGGTATTTATTCGAGGTACCTTGTGGGTATTTATTCGATTAGGTATACCTGTATGAAGGCATATACTAAGAGGATTATGATTAAATGTAGATCTTTGTTAGGTGGGCTTCTTCATTTAGGATTAGGAGCCAGGTTGTTACGATGAGTGGGATTATTATTATATGTACCTTGATATAATCCTATATGTGTGGGATACCAGGATGGTGTATAGGGTTAGGATTATTAGCTGTGAGATTATATACCTTATTTTGTTTGTTGGGTGGGTGTGCTTGTGGGCTTGGTATATTTTCTCATTGCGTATGAGGATTAGGATGGTGACTACGGATAGGATTATTCGGATTATGTGATAGAGGATGTTCATGGTAGTGATATTATATCGATTATGGTTATATCTGTTAGGTTTACTTTAAGGATCTCTCTTAGCTTTAGCCTTATGTAGGTACTATGTTTATCCCAGGGGTTTACTGTTATTGTTGGTTTCATGATGTTAATTGAGTTGAGGGTTAAACATTTGTTTTGGTTGGCTTAATAGGCAGCAATGAGGATAACCTGCTTCATCGAGGATTCCCAGTATAAGATATCGATTGGTATCTCTGGGAATTTCGAAATAGAAAGCTGGTTTCATGTCGCCATCTATGAATGTAAAAACTATCTGAGTGTTTTCTAGTAACCCATTTAGTTGTACATGAGAAAGGTAGTTATAAATAGCTTCCCTTTGATTTCTTGGGTTTTTATCCCATGAGATGAGCATATCGTCATACCAATTTGGATTATCGCATAGCTTTTTAAGTTGTTGTTGAATATACGGTGTCATGATTTGAAGTAATAATATAAGTCCTCGATTAGTTTATCCTGTTCTTCCCATATAGTATCTGATACTACGTATTCTGATACGAAATAGTTATAGAAAGGCCCAAATAGTATTTTTAATACTATGTCCTTGAGTTCGATATTGAGTTGTTCCTCTTCTTCGGTAGAACTGGGTTTGATTGCCTGAAGTTCTGCCTTATAGGATGCCGTTACGGCATCCTTTAGG